TCAGTTAGTTTGGAGTAATGGAGGTGAGATTGGATGGATTGGAAGCGGTTATGTATCGAATAAGAGTGGAAAAATCACTCAAGCTACTTTAGGCATTTCGGACTGGAACACATCAACATCACTAAAGATTATTCCATACGATTCAAACCTGAATAGAATTGGAACATCTGTCGCAACATTCACATCATCTCAGGGATCTGGTATAGTTACAGCGCAATTTGATACTCCATTTGATGTCATAAAGGGTCAGACGTATTATCTTGGAATTGCGCCAAACGGATATATCAGTCTGTTGGGCGACGCATCAAATTCAATTGGATTCGGTAGAATGACTAGCGCAACCGGATACAACTCTCCACCTTCAACTTTAACTAGCGCAGGCGGAGGCAGCATCTATGAACCAACAAACTTCTTGTCTGGCTATCCAATTCCTGCTGCCATGAGAATGTATGCAAACAGTGCTGTTAAGGTGACAAATATAGTTGAAGCTCCATCAATTACATCGACATTCAACTTCGATGAGACTGATGGAACTAAACTTCAGGATATAAATCCAGCATTTTATGTATCAGCGGGTACAATGCAGACTTTGACTGGTAATCTAGTGTCTGTTGGAACTGGCGGCAACACTAAAATGGTGTATAGAAAGGGATTCGGAGCAAACCAGGCATCACAAGTAACTAAGCCGAATTCTAATAATAGATCTTTTTGGGTCAGTGTGCATTCTAACACAACAACAAATGACGATGGATATTCTCTTTATATCAGAACTTATCCAAATGCAGAGTTATATCGAGAAGGATCATGGATCGCTGGTCCATATACACTCTCAGCAAACGCTGTTGAAAATACAGTCACAGCTAAAATCGAATCTGTGTTGCAGGCCAATGGATCGTTGATTATAAACTCATATTACAATGGATCTTCGATAGGATCTTACACGGATAATTATCCATTGCAGGTTGGAAAACCTGCATTTTGGTGCAGTACAAATGCAGGAAACGTTTCGAGTGATATTATTAGTCAATTCGTGGCTGTCGGTGAAGCGCCAAAGCAGCAGTTATATGCAAATGGAACATTTGTCGTTGGTGAGTACATAGAGAACTAAATAGAGTATCATCGAGGATCAATAATGGCACAGTTGCTCTCTACTATAATCACAGGTACTCTAAACGTATCTTCGAATGTTGCAGTTACAGGCAACATGAATGTCGCGTCGCAGGCTAACGTAGCTTCTCTGAGTATAGCTGGATATGGTCAAGTAATCAGTTCAGCTGGTGCTTGGACTGGAACTGGCGGAGGTGCTCAAGGTACTCAAGGTATTCAAGGTCTGACTGGAACTGGTTCTCAAGGAACTCAAGGTCTGACTGGAACTGGAACTCAAGGAACTCAAGGTCTGACTGGAACTGGTTCTCAAGGAACTCAAGGTATACAAGGACTTCAAGGTCTGACTGGAACTGGTTCTCAAGGATCAACTGGTACTACTGGGTCTCAAGGAACTCAAGGTATCCAGGGACTTCAAGGAACTCAAGGTATCCAGGGACTTCAAGGAACTCAAGGTATCCAGGGACTTCAAGGAACCCAGGGACTTCAAGGAACCCAAGGAACCCAGGGACTTCAGGGTACCATAGGAACACCAGTATCTGCGACAACAAACCAAATCATATACTATAATGGTACATTAGCGGCTGGTTCTCCCGATATCACATACAATGTAGCGTCCAATACGACAACTATAGTCGGTAAACTGATTGCAAATAACTCAGCTAATGTCGCAGAACATGCTATAGGATTCTACTCTGCTCAGTTCAATGCTAATGCAAACTCATTCTGGCAAATATCTGTGCAGAACCAGAACACTGGAGCTAACGCATCATCTGATCTTGTTGCTCATGCCAATGATGGCACCGATGCATCGTATTTCATAGATATGGGCATAAATAATACTGGATATAATGATCCTGCGTATTCTATTATGAAGCCGCATGATGCATATGTATTCAATACAGGCGGAAATCTGATAATAGGTACTGCGACAGGTGGTGTAGCCAATGACGTTGTATTCATTGCTAATGGAACGACATCTGGACAAGAGACTGCCAGATTCTTTGGAGCGAATGGAACTCTTAGAATATCTAAGCAACTTATTCTCACAGATAATGTCGCGTTCAGCAGAAGTGGTACTACGTTAGGAAACATGCCTCAGATTACTGTAGGAACTACTGCTCACGCATCGCCTAGAGTTGGCGATCTTTGGGTTGATACAAACTAATAGGATAGTAAAATGCATTACGCAGTCTATGAAATTGAGAGTAAAAATCTAGTCAGTATAGATCAAACTGAACCAATTGGTTTGGATCCAGTATACTCTTACGTTCAGGTGGAAAGTTACCTAGGAACATGGGATCCACAGACACTATCATTTATTCCAATTCCACCTAAGCAAAGAGCAATTGATAGAAAGGAATTCATAGAAAGATTAACGCCTGAAGAATGGGTAAATCTGTGCATAGCGAAAATAAATGATCCAGTTGTAACAGCAATTTTCGAGAGATTGTACATGATGGACGAAGTGTATCCAGACTCAGACTTCACCCAAGTCATGGCAACACATATAGTTGCTCAAGGATATCTAACTCAAGAAAGAATGAATGAGGTATTATCATAATGCTATTCTCATCGGTATCAAGTGAATTCAATTGGTGGGTAACTAACAATAGCACACCATCAGTGAATATGGGAACAGCAATAACTCCCGGCACTGCTCCTGCATGGGGAACATGGACTCAATTGATTCCTTCGACTAGCGTAACTGAAGATGTTTATGGTGTTCTGATTTGTATAAACTCATTCTCAACATCTGCTACAGTTAGAAATGTTCTAATTGATATAGGAGCAGATAACTCTGGTGGCGGAACGTACAGAACTCTTATTCCATATCTAATGGGTGGACACGCATCTAACTACGATCTAGGTGGAATATGGTATTATTTCCCTCTATTCATATCTAAGGGTCAAGCTATTGGCGCCAGAGCAATGGGCAACGCTATTAGTGCTGGACGTATATTGATTACGCTATTCGGTCAGCCAAAGAATCCCGACTCAGTAAAAGTTGGAACTAAAGTATTCTCGTTTGGAGAAACTACATCGACTGCTACTGGCACCGCATATACACTAAGCACATCTTTGGGAGCAAATACTCAAGTTGGTTCTGCGACAACTATGCCTTTGTGGTGGTGGCAGTGTGGCTACACTTCAATCGATTCAACAATAACTCCTCAGAAATGTATACACTTGAATGTTTTGGGCGGCGATGCTACAAATAAGAAGTATCTACTACAGAATGTGCCTATAGTAGCAACTACAGTTGAACAGATAATGCTTATTCCATATTTGAATGGATATAATACTTTGGCATCAGGTCAAAACGTTTATATGTCCGCTCACTCTTTGGGTGCAGCAGATACTTCGCCATCTGTTATGTGTTGGGGTTTAGGCGGATAATCGGAGAAATAAATGGCAATCGCTGAATATAAGACAGGATCTGGCGTCACAATATCTACTACAGAATATTCTCTGGTTACTCCAGGAACTACATTAGCAACTGACGCTACAGATGGAGTATATCAAGTATTCATAAATCCTACTGCAATGGCAGCGGGTGACGAATATCTTTTCCAAGTAAAAGAAAAGGTAGCAACTACTTCATCTCAAGCTACAGTATATTCTCTGACATTAGAAGGTGCACAATCATATCCTCTTGCATTTCCAAGTCTAATATTGATGCACGGATGGGATGTCACCGTAAAGAAAATAGCTGGCACAGATAGAGCATTTGACTGGTCTATCCGTAAGGTAGCATAATGTCCTGGACATTTCAGCCTCTCCTACCAGCATCCGCTGATTTATTAGCCGCCGCTGGAAGTACAGGACAAATCAAAGTGTGGAACGGATCCCAATGGATAGCTAAGCCAGTAAAATATTGGAATGGATCAGCTTGGACAGTAAAACCTGTGAAATATTGGAATGGTTCTCAATGGACCATAACACCATATTGAGTAGATTCTAATGGCAGATTTTCCTACTAATCCAACTATAGGTCAGACGTTTACTGCAACAGATGGTACACTATGGACTTGGGATGGATATTCTTGGATAGCTTCGGGTGGATACGGATCTACTGGAGGTGGTGGAGCGACTCCATTCACAGTTCCCAATAACGTCGGTCTAACTTATGCTAGTGATGTATTGAGTACATCATATAATACAACTATGTCTGATAGTGTAAATAGTGTAGTTGTAGGTGGAGCAAGTGCATTACCAGCATCTACATGGAAGACGAAGAATCTCGTCCAGGTACTAGATACGATTTTATTTCCAGATCAGTATCCAACGTACACTATACCCACACTAAGTTTCAGCGGCTCGCAATCTGGCACTAAGGAAATTGGACAGACTATTTCACAGGTCACAAGTTCTACTGGTACAGAGAATGATGCTGGCGTATTCAACTCAATCGCTATTAGAAGAAACAGTTCTAACATCAGCGTGAGTGGATCTCTAACTGCTGTTAGCACGACTGATATTGCTGCTCAGTATGGATACACAGATCCAAATAATCCAAATTACACATACACATATGGATATACTGATTCTTTCACTGTAGTATCTGGAACTACAACGTGGAATAGCTTTGCAAATTATAGCGCAGGTTTAGCCAAGAATAATAACAAGGGTGTAAGTGATGATAGAGCGTTTGCGATTAGATCTACTTCTGCTCCTCAGTCTGCTTGTACATCGTTCACTTCTTCGTCGGTTTCTGTAACTGGAATCTATCCATACTTTTGGGGTAAGTCTAGTACGCAGCCAACGGCATCTTCAATCGCGTCGTCTATAGCTGCTGGAACAGCTAATAAGGTTCTATCAGACTCTACTGGAACTATTACAGTTACATATAATGCAGCATCAGAATATATTTGGGTCGCTCATGTTGCAACAAGTACATCTAAAACTGTCTGGTACAATACTGCTCTAAATACAGGGAGCATTGGTGCAGGACAGTTTATTCTTGCGCCAGTAACTCAAAATGTAAACTCTCCAGACTCGTACTGGTCAGCAGTTTCATTCAAGGTCTACATTAGCGGATATGCTTCGTCTACAAGTGGATCGATTGAGTTCCGTAATAGCTAAGAGATAATAGATGTCAATTCTACTGAACGATAATCTGAATATTAGTGCACCGAAACCAACTGATAATAGATTTGGTCCATATGCAGATCTAGCATCTGCATTAGCTTCAGTTCCATCTGGAATAAGATATGTTGGTCTTACTGTAGGCATACTAACAGGTGCAGTAGTAGAAGAATATTGGTTCAATGATGGTATTCTCGATACAGACCTCATCATCAAATCTGGTACACAGGGTGTTACAGGTTCTCAAGGAACTCAAGGTATCCAGGGACTACAAGGTTCCCAAGGTACTCAAGGTATACAAGGTATTCAGGGCATTAGTGTGCAGGGTATCCAGGGACTACAAGGTTCCCAAGGTACTCAGGGTGTACAAGGCAGACAAGGTACTCAAGGAGCTATAGGCACAGGACTACAGATCAAAGGCACTGTATCAACATCGAGTGCTTTACCTGGTTCTGGAAATACTAATGGCGACGGATACATTACTACTGACACAGGTCACTTATGGACTTGGAACGGATCTTCGTGGACAGACGCGGGTAATGTAACGGGTCCTCAAGGAACTCAAGGACTTCAAGGTCTTACTGGAACTGGCACTCAAGGCACTCAAGGAACTCAAGGTATCCAAGGCACTCAAGGTCTTACCGGATCTGGCACTCAAGGAACTCAAGGAACTCAAGGACTTCAAGGTCTTACTGGAACTGGCACTCAAGGAACTCAAGGTATCCAAGGTCTTACTGGATCTGGTTCTCAGGGAACTCAAGGTATCCAAGGCACTCAAGGTCTTACCGGATCTGGCACTCAAGGAACTCAAGGAACTCAAGGACTTCAAGGTCTTACTGGATCTGGTTCTCAGGGAACTCAAGGTATCCAAGGCACTCAAGGTATCCAAGGTCTTACCGGATCTGGTGCACAAGGTATTCAAGGTATACAAGGCACTCAAGGTATTCAGGGTAGAGATGGCACTGCTGTCGCTCAAGGTTCTCAGGGAACTCAAGGTATTATAGGATCACAAGGTCCAGGTGGTCTTGCTCAGTGGGCTAGAAAAACCGCTAATTATACAACAAGCACAAATGAACGCATTATAGCAGACACAACTGGTGGTACATTTACGATTACCTTACCAGCGACGCCTGTATTAGGTAATTACGTTGTAATTTCTGATGGTGGTAACTGGACGATAAACAACTTGATTGTAGCAAGAAATGCGTCCACTATAGAAGGTAGTGCGTCAGATCTTACTGTTGATGTTGGTGGTATTACATTAGAATTCATTTATGATGGTACTACTTGGCAAGTGACTGCTACTACTGGTCAAAGAGGTATTCAAGGCTCACAAGGTACTCAAGGTCTCACTGGATCTGGTGCTCAAGGCACTCAAGGACTTCAAGGTCTGACTGGTATTCAGGGATCACAAGGCACTCAAGGTCTCACTGGATCTGGTTCTCAGGGAACTCAAGGCATACAAGGGCTTCAAGGTCTGACTGGTATCCAGGGTACTCAAGGCACTCAAGGACTTCAAGGTCTAACTGGCATTCAAGGCTCACAAGGTACTCAAGGACTTCAAGGTCTTACTGGAAGTGGTGCTCAAGGTTCTCAGGGTATCCAAGGAAATCAAGGCACTCAAGGTCTAAGTGGATCATTTGCTGGTCAAGGTATTCAAGGAACTCAGGGTATTATAGGATCACAAGGTCCTGGTGGTCTTGCTCAATGGGCTAGAAAAACCGCTAATTATACAGCAATATCTAATGAGCGTATTATAGCAGACACAACTGGTGGTACATTTACAATCACTCTTCCTGCATCACCAGTATTAGGTAATTACCTAATCATTTCAGACGGTGGTAACTGGACGATAAACAACCTGATTGTAGCAAGAAATTCGTCTACTATAGAAGGTAGTGCATCAGATTTGACTGTTGATGTTGGTGGAATCACACTAGAGTTTATATTCGATGGTACCACTTGGCAAGTGACTGCTACTACTGGTCAAAGAGGCATTCAAGGTCTGACTGGTATTCAAGGAACTCAGGGACTTCAAGGTCTCACTGGATCTGGTTCTCAAGGTGCTCAAGGTCTGACTGGTATTCAAGGATCACAAGGCACTCAAGGTCTTACTGGATCTGGTGCTCAAGGTACTCAAGGTATTCAGGGACTTCAAGGAACTCAGGGACTTCAAGGTCTTACTGGATCTGGTGCTCAAGGTGCTCAAGGACTTCAAGGTACCCAAGGGCTTCAAGGTCTCACTGGATCTGGTGCTCAAGGTGCTCAAGGACTTCAAGGTACCCAAGGGCTTCAAGGTCTCACTGGATCTGGTGCACAGGGTTCTCAGGGTATACAAGGACTACAAGGTTCGCAGGGTACTCAAGGAACTCAAGGTATACAGGGACTTCAAGGTACCCAAGGGCTTCAAGGTCTGACTGGCACTCAAGGTACAGCAGCTTCAGCTACAACTCTAACAGCAACAACAACATCAACTGGTCCATACTATCTAACTGGTGTGGGTGCAATAGGATCAGTGCAATCACCAGTAGCTAATGCAAGCGTTTATATAACTGGTAATTCAATCTTCAGTTATGGAGCAACTCTATCTGGTTCTTTATTTGAGACTAAACAAGCACTTTCCTCAGATGTCATTGATCTAAAAACTGGAAACTATTTCTCTAAAACCATAAGTGCCACAACAGCATTTACAGTAACAAATACTCCATCATCGGGTACAGTAGCATCATTAGTATTGGATCTTACAAATGGTGGAGCATTTACAACAACATTTTGGACAGGTATGAAATGGGCAGGAGGAACTGCACCCACTCTAACTGCATCGGGTAGAGATGTTCTAGGATTCTTTACACATGATGGCGGAACAACTTGGACTGGACTACTATTAGGCAAGGACGTCAAGTAATATGAGCGTTCGTGACATTGTAATGGCTGCTGCTGGAGCATCAACTAAACAAGGAATATTTCGAGTAGCGTCCAGTAGTACACAGAATAGTGCAGCGGGAACTAGTATAGTAATTAATAAACCTTCAGGCGTTATAAAAGACGATCTTCTATTAGCATTTATTGTCACTGCAACGTCGGCTTCCGCAACCCTGCTTACTGGATGGACTCTAATCAAAAGTACAGGAAATAATCCAGGCGTCCTGCTGGCCTATAAGTATGCTACAGATTCAGAGCCATCGACATATACATGGTCTCAAGGAAGTTCACAAACCTTATCGGGCTCTATAGTAGCATATAGAAATGCTGTGTTTGATGTTGCAGCATCATTGTTTACAAGTAGTGCTAATCCTCTAGTATCTACGGCGATCACAGTCACCAGCAATAATAGTATTTTGATTGGATTTGCTGCTAGAACTGCGGCGAGCATATCAATAACAGAATCTGGATCTATGACTAATATCGTCACAGATAATGATGCTACTACACCATCATATGCAATATTCGAACAGGCGGTGAATTCAGGAACTACTGGAACTAGATCGTTCACTGTAGGATCAGCAACTAATGTCTGTTCTATATTATTCTCATTGAGACCTATACTTTCTACGCCCACATACATAGGCAGTCAAACTACTCAGAATACTGTAGCTGGTGCTACTGTAGTGATAAATAAACCATCTGGTACAGCAGAAGGCGATCTTATGGTAGTCTTTTTGACCGCTGACGGTAACCAGACGTATACAGAACCTAGTCCTTGGGTGGAAGTATTAGATCCAAGTGGAAATCCACCCACAGTAATAGCATACTTAGTTGCCGGTGCGTCTGAGCCGTCCAGCTACACATTTACAGGAAATCAGAATACTAAACTTCTAAGTGGTTCTATACTAACATTTAGAGGAGCTGCATACGATACTGTAGGCGTTTCTACTAACGGATCGTCTAGTCCAATTTCTCCAGCTGGAATTACAGTATCTACGGATGGATCAAGATTAATAGGATTTTGTGTTGTCGCTACAGCCTCAATCACTATGACTGAAAGTAACTCTTTGATGAGCGCACTTGTAGTGGAAAATGATTCAACAAAATCATCGTATGCAATTTTCGATCAGATAGTTGCTTCTGGTGCGACTGGAACAAGAACTTTTGTGGGAACTGGTAATTCCAATAGCGCAGTTCTAATTTCAATAAAACCAGCGTAAAGGATAAACAATGTATGCTAAGATAGTCAACGGAGAAGTAGTAAAGTATCCATATACTCAAGCAGATTTAGTTGCACAATATCCAAATTCATGCGTTCCTGTTGTTTGGACAGATTCTTTTTGTGCAGAAGAGAACCTAGTGATAGTCGTACAAACAGGAGCTCCTGAACATAACAGTCTCATAGAGATAGCAGAGATAGTTGGCGCAGCTTATGATTCGGTAAATAACAGATGGGTTACCAATTGGTCAATTCGAAACAAAACAGCAGAAGAACAGACTGAGTTTTTAGATAATTTGAAGAACGGAATCAGTGTCGCAACCCAAGATAGACTCGATTCATTTGCTAGAACTAGAGGTTATGACGATATCAAGTCTGCCACAGGCTACGCAGGTTGCTCGATTGCTAAATACGATATAGAAGGTTCATACTGTAGAGATATTCGTGCCCAAACGTGGGATGCTCTGTTTCAGATTCTAGCAGATGCACTAGCAGGAAATAGAGCGATACCGACAAGTTACTATGATATCGAAGCAGAATTACCACAACTTGTTTGGCCAAGCTAAATAATATAAAACTGGAAAAGTATTATGGCAACATTATCATCACTAATCAATTATTCTATCCAAGGTGTTCAGGGAGCTACTGGATCGCCTTGGGGCGGCGGAACGTTCACTGGCGACACAACTTACAACGGAAATGCAATAATTTCCCCGAAATTACAGGCAGCTAGAGAAGCTGTAACTGCTTTAGGCTCTCTGTCGGGAACTCTTTCGATTGATTGTAGCCTATCGAATATTTTTAGTGCTACTCTAACTGGTGCAATCACGACATTTACAGTTTCGAATGTGCCTGCGTCTGGCGCGTATTCATTTACTCTGGTACTCACGCAGGGTGGTGCTGGTGGATATCCATATAGTATGGTATATCCATCAGGAACTAAATGGACAGATAGTGTTGTTGCTGTACTAGGAAATGCTGTTAATAAAATTGATGTACTAACATTCTTTACTATAGATGGTGGAACTACTTGGCTAGCAGGTCACTCACTTGCTAACCTCTAAAGGAGATTGGAGACAATTATGAGTATCATTAAGATCAAAGATGTGTACCTTTACACTGCATTAACATCTAATGCTAACGACAGTTTAGCAGCTATTGAATGGTTAGATCAGAACAATATAAATTACACAATGTTGAGTTATGGTGCAGATGAAGAAACACAAAATAATGTTCTATCAGCATTAAGTACATGGTGGTTCTGTGATCCAGTTACCAACGTAGTAGATCGTCACACATTCACTCAATTTCCTTTTGTAGTGTATGATGCGATTGATGACCAGTACGAAAAAACAAAAAGATACTTAGAAGGAATTTCAGCAATCACTTCAAGTAATCTAGTGGAACTGAGCGCACTATAAGGTGAATTAAATGCCACTATTGGGTACACAACTAAGAAGAAGAGTGCTCGCACAAGCGGGTAGTACTCCAGTATACACTACAAATGGTCCATCATTCAACGCACCATATGGAGTGAGAGAAGTTACAGTAGCAGGTAAAGCAGGCAGAGGTCAAGCTGGTATACCAGCTTCAGTAGGAACTGCAGGAAATACTGGTCTTACGAATGGAAATAATGGAACAGGTGGTGGCGCAGGCAATGGCGGCAATGGCGGTGGTGGTGGCGCAGGCGGAAAAGATGGAGGCATCTTTGGATCCACAATAAAAACTGGTGGAACTGGCGGCACTGCAGGAACTGGTGCAACCGCTGGTACTGCAGGTACAACTGGAGGATCATCACAACAAAACACAACACCAGCAGGTAGTGGTGGACCTGGAGGAAATTCTTCATGGGGCGGTGGTGGTGCTGGTGGTGCTGGTGGTGACGGCGCTGGTCCTAGTCCAGTTCAAGGTGGCAGCGGTGGCGGAGGTGGCGGCAGCGGCGGATCAGGATTTTCTGGAGGTACGGGGAATTCTGGTCAAGCCGGTTCTCCTGGAACCGGAGCAGTTAATCCTACACCAGGAGGTGCTGCCACAGCTGGAGGACTGACAAGATTCAGCACATCAAATATAGCATTATGGCCAGGCGGTGCTGCAGGAAATCCAGGCAATAAAGCCAATAACGCAAATAATGGAACTGGAGGTCCTGCGGGTGCATCCGGAAGTCCTGGTAATGCAGGAAATCCAGGTGGATCTGGCGGCGGAGGTCGCGGTGGAGTTGGCGGATCAGGAGCAGTCTCAAGTGGAAGTGCTGGTACTACTAACGCTACTCCAGGACCAAGTGGTCCTGGAACAAATGGTGCTGGCGGAACAAATAATTCACCTCCTGCATCAGGAACTCCAGGTGGTGCCGGCAACGCAGGATCAGCTGGAAGTGATGGAAATTCAACGGTTCCAGCTATGGCAGCTACTCCAGGAACTACAGGAACAGTAAATTCAGCTGGAGCAGCTCCTACAGTTTCGCTATCGAATGTCACTGTTAGCGTAGCAGCTAAAACTAATTACTCATTAACTATAGGAGCAGCTGGAGATGGTACAACGCCTAGTAGAGGATCGATTCAGGTAAGCTGGGCAAGACAATAAATAGACCAGTCGTTTTTACTACTGGATTTATTATGCTACAGAAATTGTTTCGAAGCGTATTCAAGGATGATACTATTGAATTTCTTTGCGAGGAAGAGGACTATGGTATTATGCCTGCTCCCTTTCCCGCAAAGAAAGATATCCCAGACTGGTTCAAGGCTCTACCAACTAAACTAGGCAACAAGGGATTCAAAACATCTACTATCAAGAGATGTATGCCGTTCTTAGATGCTCTGAGTGTTGGATACATTATTCCACTTGCTGCTGATGTAGAGTTTACATCAAATGAAGATGCGACTGGTGTAGAATACAAGTGGAATTTCCATAAGCCTATGGTGGAGAATCACGGCAAAGAGCAGATAACTGCACCTAAGAGTCCTAATCCTCTGGGAGATAAGCCACCCATAAAGTTTCTAAACTACTGGAGAATCAAGACACCACCAGACTATTCTCTTCTATTCATTCCTCCACTCAATAGAATTGAACCAAGATTTGTTTGCTACTCTGGTCTAGTTGATGCTCCATACTATGAGCGTGAGAATGTCAATTTTCCATTCTTCTTCCTGCAGCCAAATTTCTCTGGCATAATTGAAGCTGGTACTCCCCTGATGCAAGTTATTCCAATCAAAAAAGATAATCTACTGCCCAATTATAGAGAACGTGTAATCGATGAATCTGAAAAAATGGAATCTAATAGATTGCGTGGAGTTAGGGATCTGATCCACGAATCGATCTATAGAGACAAGATGCACACTAAGCTACCAAAGAACAAAAAGGTATGATATGTCAGACTATAAATTTTATCCTAATCCTCAAAAAGATGTTGAAGTTGAACCATATATTACTTGGGAAGATGGCTTCACAGACGAAGAATTGAATGCAATCGAATCATATTGCGACGCAAATCTGATAAAGGATAAAGCGCAGGTAGGATCAGATGAGTCTGGTAGAGTGGATGAAGCATACAGATCTTCGAATATTGGATGGATCGAAAATACACCAGATACCGCTTGGTTCTACGATAAGATGGCATATATCACCAGAATGCTAAACAGTCAATTCTACAATTTCGATATCTACGGATTTGTGGAGCACTTTCAATACACAGTATACGATTCAAGTGAAAATGGACATTACACATGGCACTTAGATGCTATGGCTGGTGGTGTGCCAAGAAAACTGAGTGTAGTGCTCCAACTAACTGATCCAGTAGACTATGATGGAGGTGAACTTGAGATTATGGATAGAGCAACTCCACTCAAAGTAGAACGAAAACGAGGATTAGTAGCAGCTTTCCCCTCGTATCGACTACATAGAGTTTCACCTGTAACGAGGGGTATTAGAAAAACAATCGTTATTTGGTCATGCGGTCCAGCTTTCAAGTAAACTAAATAGAATATAATTTCAACTCTAGCGAGAGAATATCTCCATGGCATACGCAGAACTAACAATAGACCAGGGTACAACATTCCAGACTACCATGGATCTAACTAGCGATGATGGTTTACCCCTAGATATCACGGGATATTCTTTTACCGCACAGATTAGCAAGTCATACTTCAATACATCTGTAGTAGCGACTCTTACACCAACTATTCTAGATGCTGCGAATGGTTCACTTCAGCTTGCCCTAACATCGGGCCAGACAGCCGCAATCAAGGCTGGTAGATATCTCTATGAAGTGAAGATGACTAATCCTAGTAGTGTCACATCTAGAATTGTCGAAGGTATTGTTACCATTACACCACAAGTAGCTGGCGGCACTAGTGGAGGATCATCTGGAGGAACTGGTGCGCAGGGAACTCAGGGTACTCAAGGCATTCAAGGACCAGCGGGCGGTGGAACTGGTGGCGGTGGAACTGGTGCGCAAGGTACGACAGGTGCAACTGGCTCGCAGGGAACTCAAGGTATTCAAGGTAGACAGGGAACAACTGGAACAGGTGTTCAAGGATCTGCTGGATCTGTCGGCACTCAAGGTGTTCAAGGACCTGCTGGATCTGGATCTTCCATCATCGTCCGCGATGAAGGCACACAACTAACAGCATCAGTTACTTCCATCAACTTCACTGGTGCAACTGTAACTGCTACAAATAGTGGTACTGCTGTAACAGTTGATGTCACTGGAAGCGGCGGTTCAGGTGCAACTAATCTATCTGTTGCTAATACAGCATCATCTGTCACAGTCGCAAGTGATACAGGCACAGATGCAATCATCGAATCCGCAACAGGATCTGCTGCTGGTGTCCTAAGCGCGGCAGATAAAACGAAGATTGATGGATTTCAGGCTCAAATAGATTTGAGAGCAAACATTGCTTCACCGACGTTTACTGGAACTGTTTCTGGTATTACAAAATCTATGGTTGGTTTAGGAAACGTCGATAACACTAGTGATGCCAATAAGCCTGTATCCACAGCTACTCAAACAGCACTAGATCTAAAAGCAAACATCGCAAGTCCTACATTCACTGGAACTGTTTCTGGCATCACGAAATCTATGGTTGGTCTAGGAAACGTAGATAATACCAGCGATACTAATAAGCCTGTGTCTACAGCTACTCAAACAGCACTAGATCTAAAGGCTAACATTGCTTCACCGACGTTTACAGGAACTGTTTCTGGTATCACGAAATCTATGATTGGTCTAGGCAACGTAGATAACACTAGTGATGTCAATAAGCCTGTGTCTACGGCTACTCAAACAGCTTTGAATCTAAAAGTAGATAAAGTAACTTGGACAGATATCACATCTAACGTTACAGTAACGTCGGGTGGAAAATATTTCGTAGATACATCAGCAGCAAGAACCATTACTCTGCCAGCATCACCCACAAAGGGCGATGAGATTAGATTTGTGGATTCTATTGGTACAGCATCCACATTCAACTTCACTATTGCAAGAAATGGCAATAATATTGGCGGTTTAGCAGAAGATATGACTGTGAGTGTAAACTATGCTGCATTTGGACTAGTGTTCTTCGGCTCAACTGCTGGCTGGTTACTACTTGATAAGTAAGGATCTATAATGTCAACCTATAAATCAATAAAAGACAAGTTCACATCGACAGATGCGAATACACTCATAACTCAGAATAAGACACTAGCACAGCTTGTCGATAATAATGGACTCTTCACTGGTGTGGGACTAGTTGGAGGTAATTCGAATTCTCAGATTATCGTAGTCTCGACTGCGTTTCCTGATGATGCTGACGGTAGAGCAAACGGGACAATCTACATTAGAGTTGCCTAATGGATATTTACATCAAGAATGGCGGCACATACTCTAATAATATACAGGGTGTGTATCAAAAATATGCCGGAACATACCACGTTGCTGCTGGAACGTTCCACAAGAGCGCGTTGACATATAATTCACTAGGTCTAGTGTATCAGAACTTCGACTATCTTGCCGTAGTTGGTTCTTCAACGACAGCATATACATTCATCTCACATCCTAACTTAGGATTCCAGGGGCATGCTGCTAGACAACAATATTGTTCAGCTGGTATCGATCTTCCTATTCTGACAGATCTGGCAATTTCAGGTGCGACTTGCGAAACTCTCCGCGACCAAACTAATGGCGCGATAACAACGATGAATCTTGCTACTATGGCATCTGCGGGCAAAAAAGTCGGATGCATCATCAACATTGGTTCGAACAACATCGGTGGTACATCTTACGCTAGTGCGAACCAAGCATTCAAGGACTCAATGACTACTGCTATTACGCAGATAGTTCAGAAGATTCAGACTGCGGGTGGAGTTCCTATTCTAGGGTCTATCAATCCTAGATATCAAGCATCCGCCCTTTATAGAGAGTGGAATGACAATCTGATTATTCCTCTAGCGCGTACTCTAACACCAGACTATGTTCCACTTGTGAACGGAGTACCTACGCCAGTATACGATCTTCACACATTCTATGGTAGAAACCAAGCTGCTTATCCAACAACTGGCGTCAATGAATGGTTCTTGACAGATAACACCCACCCAGGTCAAGCTGGTATGACTGGTATTAGATCATACACATCCACTCAACTGAGACTATTTGCATCTGTTCCTAAGATGACTAGAAGAAACTCTGTTATCTTTGGTGCTCACGGATCCAACGCATATAAAAACTATGGCGGAATCAATCTAGCAAATACAGGCACTCCTACAATCACTTCAGTCATAGATAGAGAAGGTAATGTGATATCAGGTGCTACTTTCACGCATACCGCAAATGCTTGGGGAACTACTGCTAGAGGTAACGCTGGTGAATGGACAGTTGGTTGGGAACACGATCACATTCAAAAGCAGTATCTATATCACTCAACAACATCATGGACTGCAACTCTGACTCTAGGTGCATCATACGCAAATAAATCTGGTACTCTGTATGTGACATATAATACAAAAAATAACAGAACATCGCAGATAACTTGTAATGGAATAAACTATCAGATAAGCGGTTATATGGGTGGTGCCTTGACTGGCATCATCAAGATAGATGTTCCGTATACGTTAGATTCAAGTGGTTCAGTTCAAATAACTATCGCTAACGTTAGTGGCGGATTTCCAGGAATATCTGGATTAGAGTATGTGTTTGACTGGCTGTATCAGTAACGGAGTTATAAATGGCTACACCAACAACTAGAGTAGAATTCAAGGACTACTGTTTACGTCAGCTAGGCTTTCCAGTCATTGATATCAATGTCGATGACGACCAGATAGAAGATAGAGTGGACGATGCGCTACAGAAGTTTGCTGAGTATCATTACGATGGTACAGAAAAGCAATATCTAAAGTACATGATAACAGAGAGTGATTATGCGAATAGGTACTTGAGTTTGCCAGATACAATTATTGGTGTATCTAGAGTATTGCCAATAACAAGTTCTGCTGTATCGAACAACGGTTCGAACTTCAACATATTCGATCTAAACTACCAACTAAGATTGAATGAACTATATGAGTTCACATCATCTTCATATCAGCATTATTGGATTGCTAGAAGTCATATCCGTATGCTAGAAATGATTCTCACTGGCGAGAATCCAGTTAGATTCAATAAGAAGCACAACAGACTTTATGTTGATATGAATTGGGATGCTCAAGAAGTACCGAAGAACAATTTTATCATCATAGAATGTCTAGAAGTGTTGAATCCTGAGCAGTATGGTAACGTATTCAATGACTCATGGCTGAAAGAGTATGGTACTCAGCTAATCAAAAAGCAATGGGGATCTAATCTAACGAAGTATGCAAACTACACATTGCCTGGTGGTATCGTCATCAATGGCGAAAAAATCTATGCAGATGCATCGGCAGATATCATTCGACTAGAAGAAGTATTACGCAATACATACGAAGAACCGCCTGGATTCTTAGTGGGATAAACCATGCCAACTTCACCATACTTCAACAACCAGAATGCTACTAGAGAACAATGGCTACTAGAAGATCTTACCATTGAGTCTATTCGCAATCATGGTATAGATATTTGGTATATACCAAGGACATCATACGATCATCTTGACGAACTATTCGGAGATGATCCTGTGAAATATTTCGATAGGGCAATCAAACTAGACTGCTATCTAGAGACGTTCCAAGACTATGGTGGAAACAAGGAATTTTTCTCTAAGTTTGGTCTACAGGTAGATGAATCAGCAAAACTAGCAGTCGCAAGAAGAACATTTGAGAAGTTGGTTCCTAGAACTCTTCGTAATCTACCAAAAGAAGGTGATCTTCTGTATTTACCTGTACAGATGAAACTAATGGAAATCAGATTCGTAGAAGAAGAGAGAAACTTCTTTCAGTTGGGTAGAGACTCCAGAAATCCATACATGTATGTAATGTCTGTTGAGGCATTCAAATACAACGGCGAGTTTATGAACACTGGTGTATCTGAAATAGATGATATTGTGGATGGACTTGCACAATCTATCACTCTAGAAGTTACCAATACGGGTATCTCATTCGAACGTGGTGAAGTCATTTATCAGGGCAGTTCTCTCCAGACATCAACAGCTAGATGTATTGTCGCAGAATATGATAGACCAAACAATGCGCTGAGAGTAAGACACATTAGAGGTCAATTTACTCTAGCAGATATTCATGGCGTCACATCTGGAGCAACTGGTACAATTACATTTATGAATGAACAAGAAGATTCTACGCCAGATAGATTCTCAGATAACGTACAGCTGGAAGAAGAAGCAATTGCAATTCTTGATTTCAGCGAGAAGAATCCTTTTGGTGAGGTTAGCTGATGTTAAGCAATCAACACTTTTACCATAGAACAGTTAGAAAGCTAGTTGTTTCTTTTGGAAATATATTCAACAACCTAAAGATGTTCAGATACGCTACAGATGGTGTAACTGAAGTTGAGAGGATCGTTGTTCCTTTGGCATACGCATCGAAGGAAAAATTCTATAAGAGAATCACAGAAGATCCTGAACTGACTAAGCAGACTCAGATCATTCTACCCAGAATGTCATTCGACATGAATGGTATTACTTACGATCCTTTGAGAAAGATATCTTCGCATATTGACAATTTCTCTGAGGGTACGTCAGCTGGTATGGCTAGACGTATCAAGATGACTCCGTACAACTTCGATTTCAACGTAAACATCTTTGTTCGCAATACCGAAGATGGAATGCAGATCGTAGAGCAGATACTACCTTATTTCAATCCAGACTACACTATGACAATAGATTTTCTTGGAATGGATAATCTAAAACTTGATATACCGATCGTTTTCAATAGCATCACATACGATGATTCGTATGAGGGTGATTCTGAGTCTACTAGAACACTAGTTTGGACTATGAATTTCACTGTCAAAGGATATCTGTTCGGTCCACCATATGAGGACAAGATCATCACAAAGTCTACTGCAAATGTATTCAACGACATCATAGCAGACTCATCATCTAAGGAACTCATCTTCTGGTCAAATGATAACAACGGAATCAAATTTAAGCAAGATGAAGTTGTGTATCAAGGTGAAAAGCCAAATGAAGCTACGATGAAGGCTTTTGTGTATAGTTTCAACGAAGAAACGAATCGCATGATCGTGAGCGACTATAATGGAGAACTGAGATATAATACATATCTGACAGGCGCTTCCACTGGCGCTAGATATAATGTCAAGTCATTCTCTGTTGTGACAAATCAACTAATCAACATAGAAGTTACGCCAATTCCACTTACGGCAAATGCGAATGATGCGTTCGGGTTCAGCACAACTATAATAGAGTATGTATGATTGAAACTAATAAAACTCTAGACTCGATTCTAGAAACTGAATTTATACCAGCGAATGAAGTAGACCAAACTAAAGAAACACTTCCAATGGTTCCTACTGGTAGTGTTTCAGTAGAGGAAGACTTCGACTATTCTCGTAGAAATTACCACGACCTACTAGAGAAGGGTGGTCTTGCGTTAGATGGTATTCTAGAAGTAGCAAAGGAATCGCAGCATCCTAGAGCGTATGAAGTCGCAGCTACTTTGATGAAAAATCTAGCTGATATGACTGATAAACTCCTATTGCTCCAGAAGCAAAAGAAAGATTTGACAGGTGAAGCGCCAGCAGCACCGAAACAAACAGTTAATGTTGATAAGGCAGTATTCGTTGGAAGTGCTGCCGATTTACTAAAGCAGATAAAGAATGGAAATAATTGAGAAGATAAAGCATTACCTAGGCAACCCGCACCTGAAGAGGATTGGTGTTGTCCAGAAGATGGATGATGCTAAGGTAGCTGAATTCATCAAATGTTCTCAGGACCCAACATACTTCATTCAGAACTATGTGAAGGTCATTACACTAGATCGTGGATTTGTGAACATCGACCTGTATGATTTCCAGAGACAGGCTATTGAGGAAATCAACACAAATCGTAGAGTCATAGTAAAAGCTGGTCGTCAGGTTGGTAAAACAACGATGATTGTCGGATACGTTTTATGGTATGTTCTATTCAATACCGATAAGACAGTAGCTATTCTAGCTAACAAAGCTCCCACAGCGCGTGAAATTCTATCAAGAATCAAGATTGCGTATGAAGCACTCCCTCTGTGGCTTCAACAGGGTGTAAAGACTTGGAACAAAGGTGACATCGAACTTGAAAACAACTGCCGTATCATGGCTACGTCTACTGCATCGTCAGCTATTCGTGGTTTCTCTATCTCGCTTCTATATCTGGACGAGTTCGCGTTCGTACCAACTAATATCGCAGATGAGTTCTTCACATCTGTTTATCCAACGATTTCTTCTGGTACTCAGTCTAAAGTCCTAATCAGTTCTACGCCTAATGGCATGAACCACTTCTATAGAATGTGGACAGATGCTATTGAGAATAGAAGTGGATTCAGAGCAATCGAAGCTAATTGGCGTCAAGTTCCTGGAAGAGATGATTCTTGGGCTGAAGATCAGCGCAAAGTCCTAGGAGAAGAGAAGTTCCAGCAGGAAATGGAATGTGAGTTCCTTGGATCTGTTGGCACTCTAATATCTGGTAGGGTACTAAAGCAATTGACGTTCAAGACTCCCAAGACTGACGCAGGAGTTACTGGGCTAAGTATCCATGAAGAACCAACGTCGAGACACAGATACATAATGACGGTAGACACCTCTAGAGGCAAGGGAATGGACTATTCCGCCTTCACCGTAATAGATGTCACCGATGTTCCGTATAGACTTGTCTGCACATATAAAGATAACGACATATCTCCAATCAACTATCCAGCCATAATCCAAAGGATAGCAAAATACTACAATGAAGCGTATGTCCTGGTAGAAATCAACGACAATGGACAGCAAATCTCCGATATCCTCTTCGATGAATTTGAGTATGAGAATATCCTGTCTACGGTGGAGAAGGATAAGAAGATCACCCTATCATGGGCGTCAGCGGGTAAATTTAATCGAGGAATCAGAACCACGAAGTCCGTAAAGAGACTTGGCTGCAGCCTAATGAAGAACATCATTGAATCACACAAGATTTCGATTCAGGATTATGATGTTATTCGTGAACTGGCTACTTTTATAAATAAAGGAAATACATACGAAGCAGATGCGGGATCGCACGATGATCTGGTAATGTGCCTAGTATTATTTTCCTGGATGACTAATCAGACGTTTTTTGCAGACTTATGCGACACAAATATCAAGGATAAGTTGTATAGAGACCAGATGAAGTTGATCGAGGATGATATGTTACCTTCTCCAATTCGCGGTGATCCACTTGAAGATACTAGATTCGTGGCAGATGGTTCGGTTTGGGATATAGTCAAATTCTAGAAAGACTAAATACAATAAGATTTTTCAGTTCCTTATAACAGGAGTATACAAATGGCATTTCAAGTATCACCAGGCGTGAACACTTCAGAAGTTGATCTAACCACAGTCGTTCCAGCAATCTCATCATCCACTGGCGCCATTGCTGGCGTTTTTCAGTGGGGTCCTGTAAACGAAATTCGTCAGATTTCGAATGAACTGGAGCTAGTAAGCAACTATGGTCGTCCAGACACAAATACAGCAACGTCGTTCTTCACTGCTGCAAACTTCCTAGCATATTCAAATGATCTAAGAGTTTGTAGAGCAGCAAATACAACTTCGTATAATGCATTTGCTCCTCTCGCTTCTCAGGATCTATTTGCTGGCAACACCACTCAGATCAAGAATGAAGCAGCATACGAAACTAGCACAGTATATACATCTGGTGTAGTAAACACCATGTTTGCTGCTAGATACCCAGGATCTATGGGCAACTCTCTAAAGGTAGAGTTGTTTGCTAATAGCAACACCACTCTATGGAATAGCTGGGCATATTCGTCACTATTCGACAACAAGCCAGGCACTTCACATTTCGTCTCTGTGAATTTCAACGCAGCGGCTAATGACGAACTACATCTAGTTGTTATCGATGAGGACGGCAAGTTCACTGGTTCTCCAGGAACAGTTCTAGAAAAGTTCACTGGTCTATCTAAGGCTACAAATGCCAAGGACGAAACTGGACAGAGCATCTATTACAAGAACTACATTCTTCGTAATTCGAAGTATATCCTATGGTCGGGTACACCAGAAGATGCTGCTGGCGCAACTACTACTTGGGACGTTGCAGCTAATACAACTCACATCTTCACACAAACTGCTGGAAATGACACAGCATTCTCATTTGTGGGTGGTACAGATCAGTCAGTACCAGATTCTGCTCTAAACACAGCATACGATCTGTTCTCTGACGTTGAAAACATCGACATCTCCCTACTTCTAACCGCTGCACATAGCGCAGCAGTTGCAGGTCACGCTGTTGATCTAGTAGAAGGCAGAAGAGATTGCGTAGTGTTCGTTTCGCCAACCCTTGCAAATACGACATCTGCTACAGCATCTACCGATATTACAAACTATCGTAACGTTGCTCTAAACAAGTCATCTTCGTATGCTGTGATGGACAGCGGCTGGAAGTATCAGTATGATAAGTATAATGATATCTACCGCTGGATGCCTCTAAACGGAGACATTGCAGGTCTTTGCGCTCGTACTGATAATGACCGTGATCCTTGGTTCTCACCAGCGGGTCTAACTCGCGGTCAGATCAAGAACGTAATCAAGCTATCGTACAATCCAAACAAGTCGAACCGCGATACACTATACAAGGCTGGTGTAAATCCAGTTGTATCTTCACCAGGTGAAGGCACATATCTGTTTGGCGATAAGACTCTTCTTGGACGTCCATCAGCATTCGACCGTATCAATGTTCGTAGACTGTTCATTGTTCTTGAGAAGTCAATCTCCAAGGCAGCTAAGTCGAGCCTATTCGAATTCAATGATGAATTCACTCGCGCACAGTTTGTAAATCTAGTTGAGCCTTTCCTAAGAACTGTACAAGGTCGTCGTGGTATCTATGACTATCGCGTTGTGTGTGATTCAACGAATAACACAGCAGAAGTTATCGACCGTAATGAGTTTGTAGGCGACATTTACATTAAGCCAGCTAAGAGCATCAACTTTATCCAGTTGAACTTTGTTGCTGTTCGTACTGGAGTTGCCTTTGAAGAAATCGTAGGCAAGTTCTAATAAATAGATTAGGATAAGGAGTTTATCAAATGGCATTTAATGTAGACCAATTCAGATCAACACTAAGATACGATGGAGCACGTCCTAATCTGTTCGAAGTGTTCCTACGTTTCCCAGACTATGTTGAACTAGGTCCTCTAGCTGGCAGTCAAGCACGTTTCATGTGTAAGACTGCACAGCTTCCAGGATCAACAATGGGTGTAGTAGAAGTACCATACTTCGGACGTCAGGTAAAGGTTGCTGGTAATAGAACATTCGCAGAATGGTCAGTAACAATCATCAACGACGAAGATTTCACTATCCGCAATGCATTCGAAAGATGGCATCGTGGCATCAACGGAAACGTTAGCAATCTTCGTGAAGCACCATCGTCAACTGGCGCAAACACTTATGCAGTCGATGCAAGTGTTTATCAGTATAGTAAGATGGGCGGAATTCCTATCAAGTCGTACAAGTTTACGGGTCTGTTCCCATCAGACATCGCTGCTGTCGACCTAGATTGGGGTTCGAATGATTCTATCGAAGAATTCTCGGTTACTCTATCGTATCAGTATTGGGTAACTCAAGATACTTCAATCGCAAATCCTGCGTAAATTGTGATATAAGTAGAGAGGGAGTAATCCTCCCTCTCTTTTCTTTGATATGGAGTAATACATGGCTGGAATAAATCTATTTGGCTGGGAAATCGTAAAGAAGAAGGGGCTTGCTCCTGAGCAAAAGCCTTCTATTGCCGTCCCGCAGACCGACGATGGTGCATTTACAATCAATGCATCTAGTCTCGGTGGCTACTATGGCACGTATCTCAACCTAGAGACTGCATTCAAGAACGAGAATGAACTAATTTCTCGTTATCGTACTATGTCGATGCAGCCCGAGTGTGAGCAAGCTATCGATGATATCGTCAACGAAGCAATCGTTAGAGACGAAGATGGTAAATCAGTTCAGATTATCTTAGATGATCTTCAGCAAACTGATGACATAAAGAACATGATCCGCGAAGAATTCAAGGGAGTTCTTCGTATGCTAGACTTCGACAATGCTGGCGCTGATATTTTCCGTCGCTGGTATGTTGATGGTAGACTATTCTACCAGGTTCAAATTGATGAAAAGAATCCTAAGCTAGGCATTCAAGGTCTAGTCTTTCTAGATCCTAGAAAGATTCGCAAAGTACGCACAGTTGTAAAGGAAAAAGATCCTAGAACTGGCATCGAATTTGTGAAGGGAACTCAAGAATTCTATGTGTACAACGAGAAATCGATGTCACAAAGCAACATGGTAATGTCTAGCCCTGTAGACGCTGCCGTAAAGATTTCATTGGACTCTGTTGTGAATATCAACTCAGGTCTAATGGACGCATCACGCAACATGGTTCTATCTTATCTGCATAAGGCAATCAAACCAATCAATCAGCTTCGAATGATCGAAGATGCTATTGTTGTGTATAGACTATCTCGCGCACCAGAACGTAGAGTATTCTACGTTGATGTTGGTAATCTGCCTAAGATGAAAGCAGATCAGTATATGCAAGACATTATGACCAAGTTCCGCAATAAGGTCGTATACGACAGCGGAACTGGTGAAGTCCGTGATGATCGCAAGTTTACTTCAATGATCGAGGACTTCTGGATTCCTAGACGTGGTGAAGGTAAGAATACTGAAATCACTACTCTACCAGCTGGTCAGAACCTAGGCGAACTGACTGACGTAAAGTATTTCGAGCAGAAGCTATACAAGGCTCTGAATGTACCTGTGTCTAGACTAGAATCTGCTCAGGGATTCACACTAGGGCGTTCGAATGAAATCACTAGAGACGAACTGAAGTTCAACAAGTTTGTTGAGAAGCTTCGCAATAAGTTTAGCACTCTATTTGATGAATTGATGAAGCGCCAGCTTGCTCTAAAGGGCATTGCTTCCGTTGAAGAGTGGGATGAAATCAAAGAGTACATCCACTATGACTTCATGGAAGATAACAACTTCGCAGAACTTAAGGACGCAGAACTAATTGCTAATCGCGTACTTATTCTAAATAGTGTCGTACCGTATGTTGGAACATACTATTCGATGCAGTGGGTTCGTAAGAATATTCTACATCTGACTGAAGAAGAAATCGAAACTATGCAGGCAGAAATAGAACAGGAACAAGAAATGATGACACGCATCGCTCTTGCTCAAACAGCACAACAAGCGGCTGCAACACCAGCTAGTTCGCTAAATAATACACAACAGTAATTGCTCGGAGAATCTCAATGAATTCCAAAGAACTTCTAGAATCGATCATGGTAGAAGAACAAGACACAGTGAATGATGTATTCATCAATCTCATGGCAGAAAAGCTATCGGATGCTCTTGAAGTTCGCAAGGTTGAACTTGCATCTGAGATTATGATAGACGAATCTGCTGAGTTCGAAAAGACTGCTAAGAAGTATGCTAAGGCAGAGAAAGAAGATGCCGAAAAAGAATACTCTTATGGCACGAAGATCAAAAACACGAAGCAAGAGAATAAAAGAACTGCTGATATGAAAGCATCATTTCTCAAGCGTTTTGCTACTGAAGAAGTCGAGCAGATCGATGAAGCATCATACAGGGATAATCAGATAGCTTCCAGAGAAGCTAATGAAAATGAAAGAGAGTATCAGAGAAAAACTACAGCAAAAAATAAAAGAAAAGAAAATTTGGCAAATTGGAAAACCAATCATCCTGAAGATTTTTCTGCACATAAAAAGAGATTAGAAGTTGCAAGAAAGCTAAAAAGAGCATTGGAATCTCACATCAGTACACTAGAAGATTCTACAACAAAAAACGCAGGTAGCAAAAACAGACTATCGAAAGCAGATCACGCTCTATTCACGAAGCATCTGAATAGAATGAAGCATCTGAATAGAATGATGGAAGCACTAGAACCAGGTTCCTCTTCTGCCAATCAAAAGCAACTATCTATGCACAATACAAATCTTCAAAGAATGGGCGTCGCTTCATCGGATAAGTCTAAAGTGATGAACGCTATCAAGGCGCATCTAGCTGGTCGTAGACTAAATATGAATCAGAATAACACTCTGATTGATTATCTGGGTCAGACTGGCGGGCTTCAAAATGTATCGGCTGCAGTTCGCAACAAGGCACTGAAGAAGTAAAAATGAAGTTCAAAGAACTTAGAGAGTCATTGAATCCTGATACTCCAGAGACATCACCAGCTCCCATGCTGGTGTTACGTCGCAGAGGTATCAGGATTTTCCCAGATGGCAGAAGAGTTGCTCTCTACACGAACGATAAGTATAATCTGGTTTTCACTATTCCTTACGGACTATCAAAGATGAGTAGTGAAACTCCAATCACTGGAGCAAAAAATGGTTGAAGTAAAAGATGCGCTAAATGCAATTCTTTCCGAAAAGCTAGATATGCTCAAGTCTTGCATTGGTGTAGAACTAGATGAAGCTAGAATAAAAGTCGTAAAGGCTCGCGTTCGTAATGGCAAAGTTCAGCGTAGAAAGAAAGTATCCAATGTAAAGGGATACACAATGCGCGGTGGCAAACTAACACGCATGTCTGCAAAAGAAAAGCTAGATAGAAAGCGTGGTGCGAGAAAAGGTAAGATCAAGCGCAAAGCAAAAATGGCTCGCGCTATGATAAAGCGTAAAAGATCACTCCGTAAAAGAGCATCACTAGGACTCTAAAATGAAATCTTTCAAACAACTCTATGAAGAAACTAAAGCACCTAAAGCGAAGTCAGACGAAAACAACGCAGCTGGTATAGCTAAGAACAAGAAACTAGTTCTAGACCATCACGCTAATATGCTAAAGGCTGGGTACAAGTATTCCCACTCCGAAGAACGTGATGGATGGGGTGATGATGTTGAGACTCATCATCATTACATCTCTAAAGATGGTGGGCACATGAAAACAATGACTTATAGCTCATATGCTCACGGGTTAGGTCATAAGTTGAGAGTGGGTTACACAAAACGTAAACTACAAACAAATCATCCAGACCTAAAAGGATAAGGCTCTAAAATGAAACTAATCTCAGAAGCAGTAGAAGATGTAAAGGTCATCGTTGAAGAAAAGAACGGTGTCAAGAATCTATACATCACTGGTCCATTCTTGGTTGCTGAAACCAAGAATCGCAATGGGCGTATCTATAAGAGTGATACTCTAGCTAGAGAAGTGAATAGATACAACGAAGAGTATATCAAAAACAACAGAGCATTCGGTGAACTGAATCATCCAGATTCAGTCAATATCAATCTAGATCGCGTATCGCATCTAGTAACTAGCCTGAAACAAGAGGGTAACGTCTTTGTTGGTAAGGCAAAAATTCTTGAAACACCTATGGGTAAGATCGCAAAGGCTCTAATGGAGGGCGGTGCTTCTCTAGGTGTATCATCACGTGGCATGGGTTCACTCAAAGAAGTGAATGGTGTAAACGTGGTGCAAGATGACTATTATCTAGCTACAGCGGCAGATATCGTGGCTGATCCTTCTGCACCAGGTGCCTTTGTACAAGGTATCATGGAAGGTAAAGAGTGGGTATGGGATAACGGCATCGTAAAAGAAGTCAATATCAACGCATACTACGAAGAAATGCAGAAGGCAAAGTCGAAGCAAATTGAAGAGATCTCACTCAAGATCTTTGAAAATTTCCTCTCAAAAATCTAATTTGTATAAATAAAATAACCGTAATAGGAGTTATCCAATGAGTAAGACACTTGCTGAATCTGCTGCTGAGATTCTAAACACATCACTAGGAGCACCGAAAGATGCACCTAAGAAGATCGATGCAGAAATTGAAGATGCTACTAGTGAAGATGCCGATGGCAACCAACTAGACAATCCAGGAGCTAAGGCTTCTGCATCTATTTCTCAGAATCCACCTCCAGCTGCTAAGGGCGATCCAAAGTCTGTGAAGGCACATTCATATGTACAGCCAGGCACAGAAGTAGTTATGGAAGATGAGTCGGATGAAGAATCTGAAGTATCTCTAACAGAAGAAGAAATCGAAGAGTATCTGGACTCGCTTTCGGAAGAAGAACTAGCTGAACTAGTTGCCGAAGCAGAGCAGATTGACGAAGAAACTGATGAAGATTCTGATGAAGAAGAATCTGCTCCTCAGCTAACTCAAGAACAAATTGCAGAAGCTCGCGCTAATGCAATCAAGGATCTTGTGCAGAATAATATGGCATCTTGTCAGGAAGACGTGGATGCACTTTTCAATGGCGAATCGCTATCTGAAGAGTTCCGCACCAAGGCAACAACTATATTCGAAGCTGCTGTACGTTCGCGTGTAGAAGCTATCGCTGCTCAAGTTGTAGCCGAAAACGAAAAGATTCTAGAAGATTCAATCGAATCGATCCAAGAAGATCTAACAGAACAAGTAGATGGCTACTTGAATCATGTTGTGGAAGCTTGGATGGAAGAAAACCAACTAGCTATTGAGACTGGTCTAAAGGTAGAAATCACCGAAGACTTCATCAATGGTCTAAAGACACTATTTGCCGAACACTACATCGAAGTGCCAGAAGATAAGGCAGACGTTGTAGAAGAAATGGCTGCTGCTGTACTTGCCGCCGAAGAGAAGCTTTCTGAACAAGCTGAAGTTCTAGCTGCAACTACAAAGGCATTGAACGAAGCCAAGGCAACAGAAATTCTTCGTAAGATCTGTGAAGGTCTGACCGAAGTACAAGTTTCGAAGATCAAGTCGCTCGCAGAGGGCGTAGAGTTCACCTCAGATGGTGAGTATACTGAGAAACTGAATACGATCCGTGAAAACTATTTCCCATCGGGCAAGATCAAGAATGCTGCGCCAGAAGTTGTTGTTGAAACAACCGACGAAGCATCTGCAAATGCACCGAAGGATCCAGTCATGGATTTCTACGTCAATGCGATCACTAAGCAACTACCTAAAATCTAAAGGAAGGTAATCAAATGTATCTATCAGAAACACATGTAAACAAGTGGGGTCCTGTTCTGGACCATCCTGATCTACCAAAGATCAGCGATCCACACAAGCGTTCGGTAACTGCTCTTGTTCTTGAGAACCAAGAGAAGGCACTACGCGAAGAAGCTGCTGCTATGGGCAAGCTATGGGAAACTACACCAGCTAATGCTGTTGGTGGCGGTATGTCCCCAGTTGTCGGCGGCGAAGGTAACATCAAGGGCTTTGATCCAATTCTAATTGGTCTAGTTCGTCGTTCGCTACCTAACCTAATGGCATATGACGTTTGCGGCGTGCAGCCAATGACCGGTCCAACTGGACTGATCTTTGCAATGCGCACCAAGTACGGCAATCCATCGTCAGGCACGGAAGCATTCTACAACGAAGCTAACACTGCATTCTCTGGTACTGGTTCGCACCAGAACAACGATCCGTTCGGTAATGCTGCGTTCGTTCTAGCTAACACTGGTACTCCAGTGACCACATCTGCTGGTGAAGACTTTGGTGGCGCAACAACTCTAAACGAAATGGGTTTCACCATTGATCGTGTGTCAGTTACAGCTAAGACTCGCGCCCTAAAGGCAGAGTATTCGCTAGAACTAGCACAAGACCTAAAGGCAATCCATGGTCTAGATGCAGAATCGGAACTGTCGAACATTCTTTCGACTGAAATTCTTGCAGAAATCAACCGCGAAGTAATTCGCACGATCTATGCAACTGCAAACGTTGGCTACACTGGTACGTCAACTGCTACATTCAACTTGAACTCGACATCAGATACATCTGGTCGTTGGGCAGTTGAAAAGTTCAAGGGTCTTCTATTCGCAATCGAACGCGCAAGCAACAAGATTGCTAAGGATACCCGTCGTGGCAAGGGCAACATGCTAATCGTCTCAACAGACGTAGCATCGGCTCTAGCAATGACCGGACTTCTAGACTACAACTCGGCTCTATCTAACAACACAAACCTAACCGTTGATGACACCGGTAACACCTTCGCTGGTGTTCTATTCGGTCGTATCAAGGTCTATGTTGATCCATACTCGGTAACGGGTTCGGATTACGTTGTTGTTGGCTACAAGGGCGCAACACCATATGACGCTGGTATCTTCTATTGCCCATACGTTCCTCTACAGATGGTACGTGCAACCGATCCAGCTACCTTCCAGCCTAAGATTGGCTTCAAGACCCGTTACGGTCTAGTAGCAAATCCATTCTCGACTGGTGGTGGAGCAACTTCGGGTACAATCACCAACGGAACAAACGTATACTATCGCAAGTTCCGCGTTGATAATCTAGTAGGCTAATAGCTGAACGAATAATAATAATAACTAAGTGACTCAAGGGAGGTTCTTTAAGAACCTCCCTTTTTTATTTCAGCTAAATAAAGCAGAGAGGTGAATCAATGTCAGCACTAACTAGAAATCCAACAGTAAAAGATTTGATGCAGTCTACTAAGTTTAGACTAGTATTCAATAGACTGCCTAATGTAACGTTTTTCTGTCAGACTGCAACATTGCCTGGCGTGTCTCTTACTGAAGTGCCTCGTAATACACCATTCATCGATTTATACTCACCTGGCGAAAAGCTGATATATGATCCTCTGACAGTATCGTTTCTTGTCGATGAAGATTTGAGGGCGTGGCAAGAAATCCACGACTGGATCAGAGGAATGACATTCCCAACAGACTTCAAAGAGTACAGAGACTTGGATCTTCTAAATCCAAACACAATATCAAGATCTAAGAGTCCTAGAGGATTTCCGCAGTTCTCAGATGCGACGGTTTCTATCTATACCAACAAAAATAATCCACACATAAGAATTCACTTGAAGGATGTATTTCCTATCTCACTAGATGGTCTTCAGTTTAGTTCTATGGATAGTGCTGAGAATATCATTACCGCAACATCATCGTTCAGATTTTCATACTACAACATAGAAAGACTTTGACAAACATATGATACAGTGCTATACTGTGCTAGTGTCTAACTATCAAAGTGAATTATGAGCAAGCTTGAAGCGCCATCTCTAACTGAAATTATGGAGTCTTGGAACAAAGACTCTGTGATTGATGATACTAACCCAGGAACAGAAATTCTCCGTATTCCTGCTCTACACAATAAGTACAACAAGTACCTAACGCTCCACAATCTCGCATCCAAACGTGCAAATGTAGAATTGCAAAAGCTTCGAAAGTTGAAGTGGGCATACTACTCAGGTAAGATGGACAATGAAGAACTCAAGGAACATGGATGGGTACCATTTCCATTCATCCTAAAGTCCGACATCACAACGTATCTGGACGGCGACATAGATATTACTGACCTTCAACGTAAGAAAATTTATCACGAAGAAGCCGCAAATTATTGCCAGAACGTTATGAAGGAACTGAATAATCGTACCTGGCAGTTGAAGGAATTTATGGCTTGGTCTAGATTCCAAAATGGTCAATATTGAAGTTGTATAAATAGAGATGCAGGTCACGATACGGGAATATCCACCTGCTCTAACACTAAACAGGAGTGCCAGCATGGTCTCTATGCGAAACACTAGAGATATCATTTGAAGAAAATCCATCTATAAGCGATCAGGAATTGAGTAAGATTCCTGAAGATGCTGAATTAGCCATCTCAGCTGGTGGCGGATCTACAACAGCAGGTAAAAGATGGGTTACAAACGGAACGCTAGATAGACTAGTAGAGAAAGATTGTACCATAGAAGATGGATGGACTTACGGTAGATGTAAGTGCATCTTCAACGATCCAGCCAAGCAGAAAGAGTTCGGATCTAAGGCTGATGTAACAAAACGTGGTGCCGCTATCAAAAAAGCATGGGATAGTGGAAAGATGGATGTTAGAGATCACTCTAAATGTGGTAGTAAAGGCGATAAAAATCCGTCCAAAAGACCTGAAGTTAGGGCAAAGATAAGGAATGCGGCACTAAAAGAGTCTAAAGTTCGTTCAGATAGAATGAAGAGGGTCAAGCCTTGGCAGTACAGATACGACAAATAGACAATAGCTATATTCATGTAGAATGTGAAGATTCTATAGCAATGGAATTACAGCAGTTCTTTACGTTCGAAGTTCCAGGAGCAAGTTTTTCTCCTCAATTCCGTAACAAATTTTGGGACGGAACTATAAAATTGTTCAACTTTCGAACACGAAAGGTCTATGCTGGTCTTTCTCGCCACGTTGAAGAGTTCTGTAAGTCTAATGACTACGAATACAAATTAGATCTATTTGATAGTGGACTCGGTGAGCCTACTCTAGACTTTGTGAAGAAACTCAATCTTCCAATGGAACCAAGAGACTATCAGCTACTCGCTTACATGTACGCACTCACTAAGAAAAGATGCGTAGTAGTATCTCCAACTGCATCAGGCAAATCTCTGATGATCTATATGATGATGACTTGGCTCTTATCTAAGGGTAAGAAGCAGGGTCTTTTGATAGTACCTACAATTTCACTTGTAGAACAGATGTATAGCGATTTCAAATCGTATGGGCTAGACGTAGAAAAGTATTGCCATAAGATCTATGGAGGTCTAGACAAAGCACCTACTAGCCCTATTACTATTTCAACATGGCAGTCTATCTACGATTTGCCAAAAAAATATTTCGCGCAGTTCGATTTCGTCATAGGTGATGAGGCGCACACATTCAAAGCAAAGTCACTAACCGACATAATGACGAAACTGATAAATTGTGACTATCGCATAGGAACTACTGGTACGCTAGATGGTTCTAAAGTGAACAAACTAGTGCTAGAGGGGCTTTTCGGTCCATCTAAGAAAATCGTCAGTACGAAAGAATTGATGGACAAAAAGCATATAGCTGATTTCAACATCAAGTGTATCGTACTGAAATATCCAGACGAGGTCTGCAAAACCATGAAGGGAGTCTCATATCAGGATGAGATGGAATTCTTGGTATCGAACGAAAGCAGAAACAACTTCATACGCGATCTTGTTGTGAACCTGAAAGGAAATAGTCTGATTCTATATACATATGTAGAGAAGCACGGCAAAGTTCTATTTGATCTAATTGAAGAAAAAGTGTATAATAGAAAGGTATTCTTCGTTCATGGTGATACTGATGTCGATGACCGTGAGTCAGTTAGACTTATCACAGAAAAAGAAAACGATGCAATTATCGTGGCATCTTATGGGACATTCTCTACAGGAATCAACATAAGAAATCTGCACAATGTAATATTTGCATCTCCAACTAAGAGTAGGGTTCGAACCCTTCAGTCGATAGGCAGAGGTCTTAGATTAGGAGACAATAAAGATAGTGCAGTATTGTATGATATTGCAGATGATCTACGCTATAAGTCATATACCAATTACACAATCAAACACTATGAAGAAAGAGTTGGTATGTATAGCGAAGAACGGTTCAAGTTCAAAATCCACAATGTGAGTATCAAATGAATCCAGAAACAATCAGATATATCCGTCTAAAGAACAGCGACGAAATCATCGCTTATGTCCATGAGAGTAAGACTAAATACATCTGCTCTCGTCCAGTATTGCTATTCGTGGTGAATATGTTTGAAGATGGTAAGCAGCTTCTAAATTCCAGAGAGTATCTACCACCTACAATTGTACAGGATCAGGTCGTGTCTTTCGACAAGAAAGATGTTGTTTTCTGTGGTACTGTACTAGAATCCTTCAAGTCTGAGTATATTGAAATGAGTGATTACTTTTTCAATTTGGATCTGATTCAGTCTAAGACTTCTGTAAAGAAGCCTACTGGAGAAGATTCTAAGAAGGATAAGGTAGTGTCGATTGTAGAAGCGTTGATCGACAAGAAGAATAAGCCTGTTCACTAAAGTATCTTATAGTATTCTTAGAGTAATACTTACTGAAACACGACACAGACATTATACAAATTGATTGAGGACTAGTCAAGTTATTATGGCAAAAAAACACTACATCGACAACACACAGTTCCTAAGTGAAATGGTAGCATACAGGAAGGCAGTTAGGCTTGCTAAGAAGGAAGATCTTCCTAAGCCTAAACTGCCTAACTACGTTGGTAGCTGCTTTATGAAAATTGCAGAGAACCTCTCACATAAACCCAACTTTCTGTCGTATTCTTTCAGGGATGAAATGATATCAGACGCAATCGAGAACTGCGTCATGTATGCTGATAATTTCAATCCAACTAAGTCGAAGAATCCATTCGCATACTTCACTCAAATAGTATACTACGCATTCTTGCGTAGAATACAGAAGGAGAAGAAACAACTGTATGTGAAATACAAGTCCACAGAGTACATGGGAGTAACTGATGACCATGACCAGCTGGAAGGTGAGAATGGATATACCAGACAGTTTGAAATGTATGACAACATCGCTGAGTTTATCGAAAATTTCGAGAACGCCAGAAAGATGAAAAAGAAGTCTAAGCTAAATCTGGAGAATTTCATTGATGAAACTGACGATGACGATTTGCAATCCACCACAGCCTAGTGTACAATATACCAGTATCCATATCACTTACAGGGTGAAATTTCCTTGAAAATTGCAATTTTAGGCGACACTCACTTCGGAAGTCGCAACGATAGTCTAGTATTTCATAATCTGTTCAGATCCTTTTATGAGAACACATTCTTTCCATACCTGAAGGAACATGGTATTGATACTGTGATTCAGCTAGGGGATCTGTTTGATCGTAGGAAATACATCAACTTCCAGTCCCTTGCTCTAGCCAAAGACTATTTCTTTGAGCAGCTGGAGTCAAATGGAATTACACTTCACACTCTGCTGGGTAACCATGACATCTTCTATAAGAATACGCTAAACGTGAATTCCACTGGACTTGTGCTTGGTGAATTCAACAACGTGAAGATGTATGATAAGCCAACTAAGGTGACATTCGATAGCCTAGAAGTGGACATTGTGCCTTGGATCTGCCAAGAGAATGAACAAGAGATTATGGAATTCATAAGCAACTCCAAGTCCGACATCTGCTTTGGTCATTTTGAATTCGCTGGATTTGAGATGGACAGGGGTAACGTATGTCAAGAAGGGCTGGATGCAAATAAATTCAAGCGATACGAACTCATACTGACAGGTCATTTCCACCATAAGTCTAGAAAGAGTAATGTCTACTACATTGGCACACCATACGAAATGACATGGTCGGATTGTAGCGATATGAAGGGCTTTGTAGTATTCGATACAGAAACTCGAAAGCATGAATTCATTGAGAATCCAAACACAATCTATCGAAAGGTCAACTACGATGATAGTGACATGTATATTGGTGATTTGAATGAGGACATGTTTTCTCAGTACGCGGGTAAGTTCGTAAAGATCATTGTAACCAAGAAAAACAATTCATTCCTGTTGGAGACTTTTGTTGACTATATGATGAAGGCAGGAGCCATCGACGTATCTGTAATTGAAGATTTCACCGAACTAGTATCGAGTGATGATGTTCCAGACGTAGATCAGGCAGATGATACTACGACGATCTTGGAAAAATACATCGACTCCATCGAGATTGACTTGAATAAGTCCAAACTAAAGAGTATAATCAAAGAGATTTATACAGAGGCTCTGACAATAGAATGATACTGTTCAAAACATTGAAGTGGCGAAATTTCCTTTCAACTGGCAACATCTTTACCGAGATTCAACTAAACAAGCATCCTAGTGCATTGATTGTAGGTGAGAACGGAGCGGGTAAGTCTACGCTATTAGATGCTCTGACATTCGCACTCTTCGGTAAGCCATATCGAAATATCAACAAGCCACAGTTGGTAAATTCAGTCAACAATAAGGACTGTCTCGTAGAACTGACATTTCAGATAGCAGACAAAAACTACATGATTCGTCGTGGACTAAAGCCTGCTGTGTTTGAGATTCTAGTAGATGGAACTCTCCTGAACCAAGATGCGAGGTCTAAGGACTATCAGGACACTCTTGAGAATACAATCATCAAGATGAATTACAAGTCTTTCACGCAGATAGTTATTCTTGGCGCAGCATCGTTTACTCCATTCATGCAACTATCTGCATCAGATAGACGAGCAGTTATCGAAGATCTTTTGGATATCCAGATCTTCACTAACATGAATAGCATCGTTAAGGAAAGAGTTAGTTCGCTCAAGACTGAAATGGCTGAACTCAAGATCAAGCTGGATTCTGTTAAAGAGAAGATCGAACTTCATAAGTCACATATTGACGCTATGAAGAGAAACAACACAGAGACGATCAGTAAGAAGCAAAGACAGATCCTAGAACACAACAAGACTCTGATCGAGTTGAACATCAACAAAGATAAAGTCGAAGCTGAAATTGAAAGTATGCTGACTGAGATTGCAGATAAAGAGTCTGTGCGTGTGAAAGAAAAGAAGCTAAATGCGTTCGAAGTGAAGATTGAAACATCGAAGTCTAAGCTTGAGAAAGAGATTAGGTTTTATACTGATAACGATAACTGCCCTTCGTGTAAGCAGACAATCAATGTAGATTTCAAGTCAACTATCGTTGAGCAGAATAATTCTACATTAGAAGATTATGTCGATGGGCTAAAGAAACTAGCAGAACAGAAGGATATTCTGTATTCACGAATAGCGAATATCGAGAAGATTCAGAATGCAATCAGTAATCTAGAAGCTAATGTGACTACCACGATAACTAGTATTTCACACACTAAGAAGTACATTCGCAATCTTGAGTCTGAGATAGAAGAACTATCTGAGTCTAAGTCTATTAGCACAGATACTAAAGATCAATCAGAGAAGCTTCTAGCTGAATTGACATCGCTAGTCGAGCGAAGAAAAGGATCAGCAGAGGAAAAGCAATACTACGATGTCGCTGCTACCCTTCTGAAAGATGGAGGCATAAAGAGCAAGATCATCAAGCAGTATCTTCCTGTGATAAACAGACTTGTGAACAAGTATCTTGCTAGTATGGATTTCTTTGTGAACTTTAACATCGATGAGGAATTCAAAGAAACCATCAAGTCTAGACATAGAGACGATTTCAGCTATGAGTCTTTTTCAGAGGGTGAGAAGCAGAAGATCGATCTATCGCTACTGTTGACGTGGCGATCTGTTGCTAGATTGAAGAATAGTGTCAATACAAACCTTCTGATATTGGATGAGACTTTCGATTCATCACTAGACAGCAAGGGTACAGATAGCTTGCTTCAAATTCTACATACACTACCAGAGAATACAAACGTGTTCGTTATCTCACACAAGGATCAACTACACGATAAGTTCTCTCACTCTATCCGCTTTGAGAAGAAGCAGAATTTTTCGAGGATTTCATAATGGGCGAAAAGAAGATCAAATTCATTGACGGTAACATGTTTGAGTATGAGATCTTAGATCTCGTAGATGAATATGACCCTATACTACATGAACCCACTGTTCCTGTGGACTTCGATGTAATGTCTGGTGCTGAGATTTCATATGTCGCAACTTCTCTAGCAGAGACATTAGATAAGCTTCAAGGTTTAGGGCTTAGTGCTAATCAGGTAGGTATCAAGCATAAGATCTGTGCTATCAATATGGGAGAGAAGATCTGGATGCTAATCAATCCAGAAATTATTTCCAGCAGCGAAGCTGTCAGCGACTACAATGAGGGGTGTCTATCTTTCCCTGGCTTGTACCTCAAGATCAAAAGACCACAAAGTATCGTGGTGAAATTTCAGGCATTCAATGGCGACTTTGTGGAACAGCAGTTCGATGGACTGACTGCTACCGTCATTCAGCATGAGATTGACCATCTGAATGGTATCTGCTATACTTCTAAGGTTAGTCCCATCAAACTTGAAATTGCAAAGAGAAAAACCAAGTCCAATCTCAAGAAAATGCGAAAGGCTCGCAGCAGAGGGCTAAGTTATTGATTCTATTGAGGTTTTTGGAGTTGACTTTTTGACTGGTTAGAAGCATACTGTCCTCAAGATACGAGGAGACACTATGAGTCTAACTAATACAAAATCTGTTCTGGCGAAGCTTCTGGCTTCGGAGAATATCACTGTTCAGCATGGTGCGGTGAAAACCGCATACTTCGATATGAAGAATCGGGTTCTTATGTGCCCGACTTGGGTCGACATGGACGGTGACATCTATGACCTTGTCATGGGTCACGAAGTTGGTCATGCCCTGGAGACTCCCGCTCAGGGCTGGCATGATGCCCTTGTTGATGGTCAGAAAAAGAAGTTTAAGTCTTTCCTCAATGTCATTGAGGATGCGCGCATTGAAAAGAAGATCAAGCGCCGTTATCCTGGTCTGGCTAGGTCATTTGCTAACGCATATAAGTCGCTGTATGAGCGCGACTTTTTCGGCATCAACAAGCTGCCGGATACTGACAAGCTTGGAATTATCGATCGGATAAACATTCGATTCAAGCTTGGTGCGCACGTTATCGTCCGCTTCAATGATGAAGAACGAGAATTCGTGCGTGAAGTGGAAAACGCCGAGACCTGGGAACAGGTTGTAGATATCGCCAATCGTGTCTATGCTTATGCACAATTGCATGAGAAGGACAAGATTAATTCAATTACCGATCTGAAAGATTATATCCGCGAGGCTATGAAAGACCTCACTGGGGATATGGAGACAGAGGATGCGTCCGATGATGACTCCGACGATTACTCGGATGATGAGGACGATGAAATTGACGGAGGAGACTCCTCTAGTGATTCGGTTGGCGATGAATCTGAGGAAGATTCTGAGGAAGATTCTGAGGAAGATTCTGAGGAAGATTCGGCTTCCGGTGGTGGTGAGGATGAGGACGATGGTGAGCCGCAGTCGGTGACTGATAGTGCCTTCCGTCAGCGTGAATCGGAACTGGTGAACAGTTCTGGTGTCGTCAGTATGCTGGAACTTCCTGAGCCGAATTTGAAGAAGATCATCAAGGCTAATTCTAAGCACCTTCTGGATTTTGAAGGTGCGATGAAGGATATGCTCAGACGGACTGATAATGTTCTGGGTCGGAATCATGTTGCATACGAAACCCTGACTCGCACTGCCGTATTTAATTTCAACAAGAATAATCGCAAGTATATTGCGCATATCCTGAAGGAATTTGAAATGCGCAAGTCGGCGACGCAGTATGCCCGTGCGCAGACTGCAAAGACTGGCGAACTGAACATGAATGCTCTTCATGGATATCGTTTCACTAACGACATCTTCAAGAAAATTTCAATCGTTCCTAAGGGTAAGAACCATGGCATGATTCTGTTTGTGGATATGTCTGGTTCTATGTTCCACATTCTGCGCAATACGATTGAGCAGCTTTTGGTTCTTGTTTCTTTCTGCAAGAAAGCTAACATTCCGTTCGATGTTTATGGATTCAGTAATGACTATTATGGTGGGCTTGTTGATGCTGGGCTCGACGGCAATGCTTCCGAGAAGTTTACTTCTAGTGCGAGTGTAGACAGGTCAATTCAATTCACTGGATACTATTTCCATCTCAACCATATGATTGGTTCGGGTCTGTCGAAGTCCGCATACTCTCGGTCATTCGCTGCACTTGCTGTTGTTGCGGATCAGTTCTCCAAGAGTGGTTATATGAGTAATATTGACCAGATGACTTGGGCTAATGCTGGCTTCGGACTGAACACAACTCCGACGCTCGAAACGCTGGCAGCATCTAGGAAGATCATCACTGATTTTCGTATTGCCACTCGCGCGGATATCGTGAACGTTGTTTATCTGACTGATGGTGTTGGCGATTCTAACTGGAGGGCTGGTAATACCAGTCGTTATTTCGGCAAGGGTACTGTTAACTATATCGTAGATAAGAATACGCAGAAGAAGCGGCGGGTGACTGATAGCAATATGCAGTCTGCCATGACTGAACTTGTGCGGGATGTCACTGGTTGCAAGCACATCGGATTCTATCTCGTTCCTCGCAGTAGTCTCCGTCGTGAATTGAGATACACCGTGCGCAACTTCAATGATGCCAAGGAAATGAAGGAGTGTGTGCGAAAGAATAACTTTTTCTCTATTCCTACTCTTGGGTTCGACAACTATTACTATGTTGGTATTGATTCTTCCAATATCGATGACGGCGATCTGAATGTGAACGTTGGTATGTCTAAGTCTAAGATGGCGTCTAACTTCAAGAAGTTTCAGCTTGGTAAGTCTAGCAACCGAGTCCTCGTGAGTCGGTTTGCCCAGGAAATCGCAGCATAAAGCTGCGATTTCGTAAGTTATTGATTCTATTAGAGTTTTTTGTATTGAGTTTTCGTCGTATTCTAGTACAATGTTTACATGATGAACGAAGGACAGTATATGAATCTTCTACAGTTTACCGAGATTGCTCGGGCGGCTGTTCCGATGACGGAAACGGACCATGATATGTTCAATGGTGCGCCCGAGGGATCGCTGATAGCTTTCAGCGAAACTGCGGTCTATATCATCTCCGAGACTGAGGTTTCCATCATCACGGAAGATGATTGTGTTCGGTTCGAACTTTCTGAATTGATTTAATTCGCACATGAAGAAAACACCTCGACGATTTATGCTTCCAGTGGAAGTAATCCGCAATGAAACGGGATTCAAAATGATCCGTGGTTCAATTGTGGTTGTTGTGCGCGAATTGATTGATCGTAGAATGCCTCGGTATTATGGCCGCCATCCAAGTGGAATTTATAGTGTTTACTATAAAAACAAAAAGGTCGCGTCATATCGATGCGGCTTTGAATCAGAAGTCATCGAAGATTTTCAACGTGGTGTGTTGGCGGGAGTTGATGTTCCCAGTGTAATGTTTCCTGATTTGTCTTTAAGATTTATTTAATTGAGGTCTATATAATGCGAAAGTCTAATTATGATGCTGCTGCGCGAGAGAAGGTCTTGGCTGATCTTCGGGCGTATTACAAGTCGGATACTGTTTCTCCGAAACAACTTCGTGAATACTCTGCGGAAAAGAATATCGATTATCCGTATTTCATCGATCGGGAACGCAAGATTGCCCGTGGCGTATGCTCCATCGCATCGAATGGAATTCCTGTGACTTCGGCTCCCAAGCCGAAGCTTCCGAAGCTTTGGAAGTCCCCTAAGTCGGTAGAGTCTACCGTCGAGGAATCGTCTTCGGTTGCTGCTAACGTTGTCCATATGTCCTCGAAGAGGATGCTAAACGTTACCGAGTCTTTCATTCCCGAGAAGAATAAGACTTATGTCCCGTTCGGGTTCTTCGGCGACTTGAAGAATATCATCAAGTCTGGGATTTTCTATCCCGTGTATATCACTGGTCTGTCTGGTAACGGCAAGACGTTTATGATTGAGCAGGTCTGCGCAGCCCTTGGGCGCGAGTTGATCCGTGTGAATATCACTAAGCGTACTGATGAAACTGACTTGATCGGTTCATATGAATTGATCGACGGTAATACCGTTCGACGTGAAGGTCCTGTCGTGACTGCTATGCGTCGCGGCGCTGTGCTCCTTTTGGACGAGACTGACCTTGGCACGGAAGATCTTCTGTGTCTCCAGCCGATCCTCGAAGGCAAGCCGTACTTCGACAAAAAGACTGGCGAAGTCATCAATCCTGCGCAGGGTTTCAATGTCATTGCGACTGCTAACACTAAGGGTAAGGGATCGGACGATGGCCGATTCATCGGTACTAATGTACTGAATGAGGCGTTCCTCGAGCGATTCGCTATCACGGTCGAGCAGGAATATCCGCCTGTTGCAACTGAACGTAAGATTCTGGAAAGGAATTTTGCCGAGTATGGTTGCGATGATGCTAATTCGGCTACGTTCATCGATCGGCTTATCACTTGGGCTGATGTTATCCGTAAGACGTTTGCCGATGGAGCTATCGATGAGATTATCTCCACTCGCCGTCTGGTGCATATCGCAAAGGCGTATAGCATCTTCGGGAATCGCATGAAGGCTATCGAACTGTGCTTGAATAGGTTCGATACTGAAACTAAAATTGCATTCTCGGATCTGTACACTAAGGTCGATGCTGATGCTGTCGCGCCCTCGCCCGAGGCTATGAATCTAGACAATCCGATCTAAAATGATTTGACATACCACTAATATTGTGGTATAATGAATAGCATTGGAAGGGATGCCACACCCTTCCAATGCTGATTTGCAATTGTGGCGTTACTGTTGAGGTATGAATATGTCAGCTACCGAATCTATGCTAAATTATCTGATGAAGGGAAATTCCGTGACTGCTCGCCAGGCACGAACTATGTTCAAGGTCGAACACATTAGCACAATTGCTTATCGTCTCCGAAACGAGGGTGTTCCGATCTATACTAACCGCGAAACTAATTCGCGCGGCGAAAACGTTTTCGCCTATCGCATTGGCACTCCGAATGCCAAGTATCTGAGTCACATGAAGTCGCGTCATCTTGGTCGCGCTCGAAAGACCCTTTACACTAAGGCTCTTTCTGCTGCCTAATCTCGTCCTGAGATAGGATACGGGGACTAGAATTGTTCTGATTCTAGTCCCTTTTTCTTTTGCATTCTATCGTGGAATGCTATATACTGTAACACAATACTATGATGACTTGGTAATTTATGGTAAAAGAAAGTGCAGCATATGACAACTATCTGGATGTTGAGAGCCGTCTCAATGATTCTTATAGACCAACCCTAGAGTCTATTCTAGGAGAAGTTATTGATACTCCAATTGTCGATAACACTAAAGCAAAGAAATCTAATGACCCGGATCTTTGGAAGAAGATCTATGTCCATTTCCGAACTACGGAAGACATCGTGGACTTCTGCAAGCGTATTGGTCATGTTATAGATGCTAAGACCAAGGATATTTGGTTTCCTATGGCGTCTGGATCTGCGCTATTTGATTCTACTCAAGATCCTATAGAATCCGTTGACGCTTCGCTAGTAGAGCCGAAGTCTGTTATTGAAGTTGCAGATAAAAGAAATGATGATTGGAAGAAGCATTGGGTAGGAATGCCCGAGTATGTGCAGGAGAATAATCCTGCACATAAATCCATAACTGTAAAGTTTAGATCACAGACAGATTATGATACGTTCAGTCAACGTATCGGTCAAGAATTGTCAGATAAGACTAATGCCATTTGGCATCCTAAACTGACTCGTACACCTAATTTTCTATTGCGATGGATTGAGGAATGATCGAAAAAATATTTATTCCCACCGTTAAGCGAAGCGACAATCAAATTACGTTTGAGAATCTGCCTACTGAACTCCAGTCTAAGGTAGTTATGGTAATAGATCCATCTGAGCGTAGTAAGTATTCATATCCATGTGAATATCTAGAATTACCCACCAACATCATTGGTAGTTGGACTCAGCTTGCCCAGACTAGAAAGTTTATTCATCAGACCGCTGGTAATATCAAGTATGTTATGGCTGATGATGATTTGATTCTATACAAGAGAAACAGTAAGTATTGGTCTGATACTAGTGATATGGAAGCATCTAAGCGAGTAGCTTCAAAGGATGAGATTCTCCGTCTATTTGAAACTGCATCTAAGTGGTTAGATAGTGAAACTATTGGAATAGTTGGACTATCTGATAACAAAGTGCCTCCAGCAAATACGGAGTATTCTGATACAAAGGGTGTGTTCACATTTTTGTTCTTAGATGGCAAGAAGATATCTAAGATTGCAGATCAGCTAGAAACTTCTGTTCGTGTTGCAGAAGATCTACTGTTTCTGTTTGAGTGCTTGTCTGTTGGTATCGACACTAGAATGTCTAATGAGTTCCTATATATCAATAAGAGCGAATCTGCATCATTCGAATCTAGTAGACCAATTTGGGCAGATATGTTCAAAGACAAGCAACCAGATGATTACTTTCAAACAGATGAACACTATGATGCGCTACGTTATATCCAACAGAAGTTTCCAACTGGTATAGAAATCTTCAAAGAAGATGGTAGAATGAAAAACATAAAGACTTGGAAAAAAGTATTAAACTGTAAGAAGTCTGATTCTCTGGAGAATTTCTTTAATGACTAATCCACGTTATCCCGTATACATCGTATCCAAGGGTAGAGCAGACACGATGATTACATCGAAGTCTTTGTCTCGTATGGATGTTCCCCACTACATCATCATTGAACCACAGGACGAAGAGTCATACAAACAAGCGATTGTCAATTTCAGTCTGCGGAATGTTACGCTGCTGATAGCACCGTTCTCTAACCATGGGGATGGACCAGGTCGTGCTAGAAACTGGGCGTGGGATCACTCGATTAGTATTGGTGCAGATGCACATTGGGTACTAGATGATAATATTTCAGACTTCTATCGACTCAATCGTAATGAGCGTATTCGTGTAGAGTCTGGTGTATTCTTCCGAGTAATGGAAGACTTCTTCGATAGATATGAGAATCTTTATATCGCTGGTCCTCAATATCGATTCTTCATCGCTCCAAATCAGAAGTATCCGCCATTTGTTACTAACACCAGAATCTACTCAACCCTACTGATTCGCAATGATTGTAAGCATCGTTGGCGTGGTAGATACAATGAAGATACTGATATCTGCTTGCGTGTACTGAAAGATGGAGACTGCACGGTGCAATTCAATGCGTTCATGCAGGGCAAGTGTGCTACACAGACTGTGAAGGGTGGCAATACAGATGAATTCTATCATAAGGAATTTGTTGAAGATCCAGAAGCAATAAAGAAACAGCGATATCATGCTGCTGGTACTATCAACAAGTCTCAGATGCTTGCTGATATGCACCCTGATGTTGCCACCGTTGTTTGGAAGTATGGTCGTTGGCACCATCATGTCGATTACACACAATTCAAAAAGAATAAACTGAAACTAAAAGATGGTGTGACACTACCTAAAAGTGGTGTCAATAATTATGGAATGAAACTGGTAACACTTGTGTCAGAAGATCAAGTTACGCCTAATGGTATTGTACTAGGAGAATGATATATGCAACTTGAAGTGTCCGTCGAAAAATTGAGAACTAAAAAGCTATTTGTGGCTACTCCAATGTATGGAGGGCAATGTCTTGGAATGTACACTAAATCGTGTCTTGATTTGCAGGCAATCTGTGCTAACTACGGCATCGAAGTCCGTTTCTCATTCATCTTCAATGAGTCTCTAATCACTCGCGCAAGAAACTATCTTGTCGATGAATACTTGCGTTCAGGATTTAGTCATCTACTGTTTATAGATGCCGATATCAACTTTGATCCTCGTGATGTCATTGCACTTCTGGCTATGGACAAGGACATCGTTGGTGGTCCTTATCCTAAGAAGTCGATCAAGTGGAGCTCCGTACTTGAAGCTGTGAAGAAAAAGCCAGACATCACAGCGGATGAACTTTCGAAGGTAACTGGCGATTTCGTATTCAATCCAGTTCCTGGAACTGAGAAGTTCTCTGTTGGTGAGCCAATCTCTGTTCTCGAAATCGGCACTGGTTTTATGTTGGTAAAGCGAGAAGTCTTTGATAAGATGGCTGCAGCTTATCCCATGATTCACTATAAGCCAGATCATATTGGTCAGGCTAACTTCGATGGTAAGCGTTACATCCACGCATACTTCGATACAGTCATTGATACTGCCGATAGTATTACTGGTGGTGGATCAGATCGATATTTGTCTGAGGACTATATGTTCTGTCAGATGTGGCGAAAGATTGGTGGAGAAATCTGGCTGTGTCCTTGGATGAGAACCATGCATGTTGGAACATATGCGTTCACAGGCGATCTGCCTATGATTGCTCAATTGGTTGGCAGTCTATGATAATTGGACTAGTGGGATTTATTGGAAGTGGAAAGGGATCTGTTGCCGACTTCCTTGTAGATAACCATGGGTATGACAAAGAGTCCTTCGCAAGTAGTGTGAAGGACGCAACTGCTGCTATATTTGGATGGGATCGTCGGATGCTTGAAGGAGATACTGTCCACTCTAGACGTTGGCGAGAAGAACCAGATTCGTGGTGGTCTGCTAAGATGGGTAAAGACTTTTCTCCCAGAATGGCATTACAGTTGATGGGAACCGAAGCTGGAAGAAATGTCTTCCATGAAGATATCTGGATCAATTCACTGGAACGACGATTGCATCCGAATAGAAATGTTGTGATCGCTGACGTTAGATTCCCAAATGAAATTGCAATGATTCAACGGATGGGTGGTGCAATTGTTTGGGTTAGGAGAGGTAATCTCCCTGAGTGGTATCATACTGCATATGAGCAAAATACCACAGATCCTAATAATTATTGGCTATTGGAGGATGCTGGCGAACTGATGGAACAGAAGCATCCTGGGATTCATTCCAGTGAATGGTCGTGGATTGGTCATCAATATGATATTAGTATGGACAACAATGGCACCATAGATGATCTACGCAGAAACGTTGACAACCTGGTAAAAAGTGTGTATAATATTCCTTTGAGTGTTGAGGGTAATGAGGTATACAATGAAACTATCTAATGAGACTATTGAAATTTTGAAAAACTACTCTGCTATCAACCAGAGTATTCAAGTGAAGGCTGGATCAACTATCAGTACGATTTCAGCCCTAAAGACTGTTCTAGCTAATGCAACTGTAGCTGAGACTTTTCCTAGGGACTTTGCGATCTACGATCTAAACAAGCTTCTAGCTAAGATCTCTCTCTACAAGGACTGTGATCTTGAATTCGAATCCGATCGTGTAGTAATCTCTACTGCGCATGGAAGTTCTCATATCAAGTATTGCTCGCCCAGCGTGATCGTAACTCCTCCAAATAAGACTCTTAGCATTGGAGTTGCAGACTATTCATTCAGTCTTCCTGAGAATGTTCTGGAACTTCGACGCAAGGACGCTGGTCTTTCGAGTTCGCCTAACTTTGTTTTCCGTGGGGACGGAAAGACAGTCCTCTTCGTATCGACTGATGTGAAGGACGATTCTGCTGACGTTGGATACTCTGCTATTGGTAAGACTGATGCTACTTTCGAGATTGTGATGAAGGTTGAAAACTTCAAGATGATCGATGGCTCATACAACGTTGAAATTTCGAAGAAGGGTCTTTCGAAGTTTACGCACTCTGATGGTAAGGTCGAATACTTTATCGCAATCGAAGCTGCTCAGTCTAAGTTTGGTTAATAGAGGTACATTATGAAGCTAACTGAAACACAGAAGAAAGACATCAAGAACTGCCTGACTGAGATCAGCAATTCATATACCCGTATCGAGGCTGAACGTGACCTAATCAAGGATGTTCTAAATCGTATGCAGGATGAGTTTGAGATGAATAAGAAGCTTTCGCGTAAGCTTGCGCGTGTATTCCATAAGCGCAATATTGCCGAAGAAATCGCAGCGAATGAAGAACTGACTGAAACTTACGACCAGATCGTTCCTAACACAGAAGGTCGCGGCTAAGCTATATACTATTAGGGACGCCCTTTGGGGCGAGCAATCCGCCAGACTGCCCTCGCGGGAATTCACCCTCCCCGTCCCACATATATTATGAGGTTCTATATGAACTATGATCTGTTTGGTGAAGCTATACAGTTGGATGCTAGATTTGATATGATTACGGATATCGTAGACTCAAATTTCAAAAACAACATCACATCTGTAAGTGGAATGACTGTAGACAATAAGCTTCAACTCTTAAAAGAAGCTGGCGTGTTGCGGCAGTCTGGTTGGTATCAGATCATTCGATATGATACTCTGGGTGAAGTTGATTACATCTATACAGGATCTTCTATCTCAAACACCCTGAATAGGATGCATAGATTCTTTAGAGCAGTTTTCGAAGAGTATTCAAACGGTGATCCACCATATCGATTCTCGGATAAGTATCGTAACTTGTATGGCAAAAACATACAGAATACTTTCATATCATTTTTCTTTCCAGATAGTGCAATCTTAGGATCGATTGATGAGTCTACGATAAGACTGGTAGAACGAGAACTTATTAGACGATCTAAAACGAAATACGGCAGCGCAGTTGCCAATATCGATGATAAGCCAAAAAAAGCTGCTTTATCGGAATCTAAAGTGAGGTCTAGGCGCCAAGGATATACGCCGCTTCCTATTTGATAAATGAACCAGCTGGTTGGATCCCAGGTTTAGTGAGAAGGAATAAATTATGATGAATGTGAATATGAATGAATCTTTGTGGGTGGAACGATACAGGCCACATAAAGTGGCAGACTGTATTCTTCCTGATGATCTAAAGAATACGTTTCAACAATACGTCGACCGCAAAGAAATTCCTCATCTGCTTATTTGTGGTACAGCTGGAACTGGAAAGACCACAATCGCTCGGGCGTTGTGTGAGGAAGTTGGATGCGATTATCTAATCATCAATGGTTCTGATGAAAACGGAATCGATACGTTTAGAACGAAAATCAAGAATTATGCTTCATCTATGTCATTTAGTGGTACTAAGAAAGTAATCATCATCGATGAAGCAGATGGTCTGAACCCAAATAGCGTCCAACCTGCTATGCGAGCAGCGATGGAAGAGTTTGCGCATAACTGCACTTTCATTATGACTTGCAACTATAAGAATCGAATTATCGATCCGCTACACAGTCGATGTGCTGTCATCGAATTCAAGCTTCGCAAGGAAGATAAGCCGAAGATGGCTTCTCTGTTTATGAAGCGAGCAGCACAGATTCTAAAGAACGAGGGTGTAGAATTCGATGCTCCTGTTCTTGCAGAAGTTGTTAAGAAGCATTTTCCAGACTATCGCCGTGTTCTGAATGAACTACAGCGATATGCTGTAAGTGGTAAGATCGATGCTGGTATTCTGGCATCTGTTGCTGATGTCTCATTGTCTGAACTCATAAAGTCGCTAAAGGCGAAAGACTTCAGTTCTATGCGTAAGTGGGTATCTGAAAATAGCAACGATGATAGTGTTAGAATTTTCCGTAAGATCTATGACGGTCTATATGACTACATGGAAAAGGGATCAATTCCTCTTGCGGTTGTAGTTCTTGCGAAGTATCAGTATCAAGCTGCGTTCGTTGCTGACCAGGAACTAAATCTCGTTGCTTGTATGACCGAAGTCATGTCAGACTGTGAGTTTGTGTGATGGCAGATTTATTCAAAGAAATCCTACCGTCGATTCTCCAGACTAAGAAGTATGCACTTCTAACTACGCAGGATGAATCATCGTATCCTCACTTCATGGTGGGTAGAGCATTATCATACTATCCTGATACTGTTTTGCTTGCTAATGAAGTGAACAAGATTCCCCATATCGACAATAAACTCAAATACGATCTATTGCTAAATAGTATCAAGCCTTACAAACGCCAATATAAAAAATGGCATAAGAAGGTTTCCGACGATGATTTGAGTACGATCAAGGAATATTATGGCTATTCAGATGCTAAGGCAATCGAAGCCCTGTCTATTCTTAGTGACGATCAAATCGCCGAACTAAGAAAAAGAACATATAAGGGTGATTGATATGGTTAGCACATTGGTAGAGATTGAACTAGCTGAGAAGAACGACTTTCTGAAAGTAAGAGAAACGCTTACCCGTATTGGCATCGCAGCGAAGAATCAGGACATACTATATCAGTCATGTCATATTCTACACAAGCAGGGTAAATACTACATCGTACACTTCAAGGAGCTATTTGCACTAGATGGAAAGCCCAGTAATATTTCTGATAGCGATATTGCTCGTCGTAACACTATCGCAAATCTAATCGCAGAGTGGGGACTAGTCAAGATTGTTGACACCAACAGAACCCAGGATCCAGTTGCGCCACTAAGTCAGATCAAGATTCTATCGCATAAGGACAAGGGTAATTGGGAACTAGTTGCCAAGTACAACATCGGCAAAAAGAAGCGTGAAGATTGAAAGATAAATTCATACGATTCTATCTAGACACCGCTGAATTGGCGGCGAATGATCTATCACATGCTCGGAGACTGAAAGTGGGTGCGGTGATCGTTAGAGGTGATCGCACTCTGTCTTACGGATACAATGGTACACCACCAGGTGAAGATAACAATTGTGAAGACCTGATAGATGGTATACTAGTGACGAAGCCGAACGTCATCCATGCCGAAGATAATGCAATCAGAAAGGTGCACAAAGAGGGTGAAGTCTGTCATGGCGCCACAATGTTTACCACTCACGCTCCATGTAAAGGCTGTGCGGAAAAGATTGCAAGTGCTGGTATAGTTACTGTATACTATAGAAACAAGTATAGATCCCAAGACGGGCTGGAACTATTGAAACTTATGGGCATAGAGGCTATTCATTATGATTGAAGTGATTATGTTAGATATGGATGGAGTGTTGTGTGACTTCAGCCAAAAGTACAATGAGTTGTTTGGTATGTATCCAGACAAGACTCCAAAGAAAAAGTGGAAAGCTAATTGGGAAGAGTTTGTCTTGGGTGAACACTTCAAGACACTAGAATGGCATGAGCATGGTAGAGAGTTGTATGAGGGTGTCAAGAAACACGCACTATACAATGGCATCAAGATTGAGATTCTAACATCTGCTGCTGGTGACGCGATGATCGATAGTATTGCTTATCAGAAAAGAAAGTGGCTTCTGAATAACAACATCAAACATCGATATGCACACATTGTTCCGGGAAAGAAGTATAAGAAGGACTTCGCTGATCCTAAACATCTACTGATCGATGATATGGATGTCAATGTCGCCCAGTTTAGAGTTGCGGGTGGTAATGCTATTCTCCACAAGACTGCCAAAGACACACTAGAGCAATTGACTAGCGGAAACTATGCCAGCCTTTGATTGGTGGCTCAAATGGACATCGACTGGATTGCTTATAGCAGGATCGATTCTAACCAGCATCAATCTATATCCAGTAAACATCATTTTCAGTTTTGCCGGGAATGCGGGCTGGGCATGGGCAGGCTGGCGCATGAGAGAGCCGAGCCTGTGGGTAGTCTCGCTAGTGCTGCTGGCGATCTATTCCAGCGGGCTGTGGATCGCTGGAGGACACTTTCCAAGCCCGTAGCACTCTATACCAGGGGTCTGGAAAGACTCGCTCCAGCGGCTTCCTAGAGCGTTCCAGAGGGTCTCGTAAGTTATTGATTCTATTAGAGAATTCCGAGTTGAGTTTTCCCAGGAATCTAGTATTATAATCCTATGAAAAGCGAAAACGAATTGAAGGTTGGGGACGTAATTAAGTCCCTGGATTTCATCAATATTGATGATACTTATTTCATCGGTAAGGTTGTGTCTATCGATGAGGAAGCTGGCACGTTCCGTGCTAAGTCTATATCCCGAATCTTCCTTGGTAGTACTGCAAAAGAATTCAACGAATTCTTCGCGGCTCCCCTGCCGGGAATGATGATGCTGGATGACATCGGTACACGAATTGAGGTGCTCGCGTGAATTGGAATCTTGAAGGTCTTTCTGTTCGTGGCATGTACATGGGCAAATTCCCTGTTGTTGGCACGGTCGAATTGTCTCGCGTAAAGTATGGTGGAGAAGTTTCCCACCACGTTGTGCTGGATGAGTCAATCGAGGTTTTCGGTGCGATTCGGGATCGTGTGATCCTCGAACATAAGTATGTCACGCAGGTGAATGGCTAATGAGTAAAATCACACTTTTGAATATTGACGCCAACGCAAAAACGGTGAAGGGTCAGAAGAAAGGCTATATGACAGCCATTCTATATCTAGCGCCGTTCAAGCTTTCGGGCTATCAGGTTTGCCCGACGGCAGAAATTTCTGGCTGCGTTGCCGACTGTCTTAATACAGCCGGGCGTGGTGGCATGGCTCGAAAGGACGCTGAATCTATCAATGTCGATGGATTCGAGGTTAAGCTGAATTCGGTTCAGAATGCCCGCATCGCCCGCACTCGGTTCTTCTTCGAGGACCGTGTGTCGTTCATGTATCAGTTGGTAAAGGAAATCGAGGCGGCTTATGTCAAAGCCGCTAAGAACGATCTTACTCTGGTTGTACGTCTGAACGGCACTAGTGACATCCGTTGGGAGGACGTGATTCTTCCTGGCTATAATGTCAATATCTTCGAAAAGTTTGACCAGATTCAATTCTATGATTACACCAAGATTCCGAATCGTCGGGTCAAGGACATCAAGAATTATCATCTTACATTCTCCGTGTCCGCTCGCAAGGAATTTTACCCAATCTGGGATAAGGCTCAGAAATTCTATGGTCGTGGCATGAATTATGCTGTTGTGTTCAAGGGTAAGAAGTTGCCCGAGGCATATCAGGGCTATCGTGTCATCAATGGCGATGAATCGGATCTTCGGTTCCTCGATGATAAGGGCGTTGTGGTTGGATTGATTGCTAAGGGTCGTGCAAGAAAGTCGACCAGTGGGTTCTGTGTGGAGGCTGCGTAAATGACAAAATTTTTAGCTGTTGGTATTGCACTTGGATTTGTTGCATTGTTTTCTTTTATTCTGTCATATCCAGTATACTTACTGTGGAACGGCTGTCTCGTTGATGCTGTTACAATCGTAAAGCCTGTCACATGGCTACAGGCATGGGGTATCAGCGTACTATTCGCATTACTTGTAAAGTCTAGTGATGCTAAGGTGGAGCTAAAGTAATGTATAGATCATCTGCACTCATAGTAAAGCCGCGAATTCCTTTTGATCCTGCTAATAGGCAGCATCAGCTTGACTTCGCTGAATTTATCAAGTATAATAACTGGAGAAGTG